TTCCCAATGTCTTATATAAATTACCTCTTGTATGAGCAATATTACTATAAGATATGATTGAAACTGGTTTATAATTATTAATAAAGTACTTAAATAACTTACTAGCACCACCAATTACATTACTTCCTGCCTTAGAACAGAATCTACTTAACTCCCATTGATATTTCTTATTAAATCTAGGTTTAACAAATGTCATTAAACTAACCAATTCATTGTTATGATATAATCCTAACTTTATAGATGATACATCATCACCTTGCATATGATTTAATTCAAGGAATTGTTTTTTCTCTATATTATCAATCTCTTTTATCTCACATTTCCTAGCATATATTTTTGTTTGGTTTAATCCTAATAAGTTATTCAATTGATTAACAATTTGATCCTTTTTAGTATTCCATTCATATTCAAAGATGTGGTATAAGAAAATACCTTTACTTTCTGCCAATACTGATTTATCTTGATGATAATTTTTATCCTTCCCATATTCATTATGCCAAAAGTTTCCATTAAATTCTATACCTATATTCTTTTTTGGTATGTATACATCAATCTCTTTACCATCAAGATATTTCTTAACATTATTTTCTGTCTCAAAATGTTGGTTAATATAATCTCTAATTTCCTTTTCTGGTAAAGATACAGAATAATTAAATAATTGATATAAATTCCATTGCTGTATTCTTCGTTGAATAGTCTTATATCCAATTCCTAAATTATTAACCATTTCCAGAATGTTATGAAATTTATGTGTATTAATATATGAAACCATTTTATCTTTATCATCAATAATATCTAAAATATGTTGCGATATATGTTGTTTTGACGGATTACTTACTCCATATTTTTCTAATGATGTAATTTTATTTTTTGAAGAATTATTGTAGTTTTTATCACCATATTTTATAATTTTTGTTTGTTGAGCTTTAATATGGGACTCCTTAAAACAAAAAGGACTTGATGCACCAAGTGATGCTTTGGCCAATTCTTCTAACTGTTCAATAGATTTTTTTATTCCATATTGTTTAATAATTCTTTGAAATCTTGATGAAGATATATTACCTAAAAATTGACACATATCCTTTTTACCTATATTCAAATCCAAATATAGGTATTGCAAATCCTCTTTATTTGGAATCTCTCCTCTTTTTAATGGGAATTCCAAATAGTTTCTTGTCAACTTCATTAAGTCAATAGAATATTTTTCTAACATTATAAGCACTTTAAAATACATTTGTTTTTTTCATTTTATTGAAAAATAACATAAATGTCAAATATAAAAAAGAACTTGGGAAACCCCAAGTTCTTTTTGTTTTTTCTGCTTTGCAAAAAATTAGATGAAACGTAAGTTTTCAACTTTGATTTTTGCCAAGTAATCAGCAGCATTACCTAAACCATTTGCTGGGTTTGTCATAGCAACGAAACCATAACGAGTTACTAATGCCATAACATTTTCAAATGTATTAGGATCAATGATTGTTCCAGAAGACATTACTGGGATATATGGGCAGTAGTAAGCAGCAGCGCTGATTTCATCTGAACCTTTATAACCAATCAAGATTGTGTCATCTGTAGCATATGTGTTTACATATGTTTTTAATGTGTTGTTTAAAGTACCAACATATTTGTTATTTGTTGGAGCTTCAAATGTTCCATCTGTTGTTCTTGCAAATTGTGAAGCACAAGCAGATTGTAATACTGACAATACTGAGTGAGAAACAACTAACCAGTTTGCAGAAGCAGTTCTGATTCTACGAGCAATGTCATTTGAATGTCTGTTAATTAAAACAGCCAAAGCAGCGTGTTCGTCTACAACAGATGCAGCAACACCAGAAACTTGAGCTTGGTCAAATGTTCCACGAGCAACACCAGCAATAGCAAACAATTTTGTTAAGATTTCTTGGTCAATATCAACAACGATTTGTTGTGCCAAAACAGATGTTAATTCTTGTTCAACATTAGCACCATATTGTGATTGAGCATCTTGCATAGCTTCTAATGTGAATCTTGCTTTTAATCTACGTGAACCTGCTTTAACATCTTGTTTTACGAATTCAATGTTAACATCATTTCCACCAACACCTTCTAATACAGCAGTATCAGCAGCACCAGGATTTACTGTATCTTCATTACCTGAATACCAAGCACCTACCAAATATGGAGATAATGCTTCTTGACCAGCAATGATACCAGTTCCATCAACAGGAGAAGTTGTAGCATAACGAACTCTCATTGTTGTGATGATACCAGCAGGACCTGTTAAAGGTTGAACACCAACCAATTCGTGTGCCATAACTGTTGGCATAACACGTTTGATTAAAGGCATCATAACTTTGTTAATAATAGCAACATTAGCAGCTTGTGTTGCACCCATTGTTGCATGTTCATTTAAAACAGCTCTACGAGCATTTTCTAAAACTGTTTCTGTAATTTGTCTACGAGAAGCTGATTTAATATCAGATACTAAACCTTTTCTCATTTTGCTCCATGCTGAAGCATTTTCTAATAAAATATTTGCCATAATTTTTTCCTCTAAATTATAATTTACTTTGTGCTATGATTGCATCAATCTCTCTACTCATTTCCTCTGAAAGACTTGATGAATCTGATTCTAATCTTTTAATAGCACTACTTTTACTCTCATTTGAACCTGTCAATATGTTCAATTTCTTCCCTTCACTCAATACTCTCTCTTTTCTATTTATTTTTGAACTTGAATTTCCATCCATAACCATTGGAATATATTTATTTAATGATTCTTTAAGTTTATTGGTAGGAACATCTTTAACCAATGACACAATCATTTCTTGTTTTGATTTTGGTAAATGATTTATTGATTCATTGATAATCTTTGTTCTTGTTAAAGATGAATTAACTGCTTTTAATTCTCTGTTTTCTTTAATTAATTTTGAATTCATTTCTTCTGTAACTTTTGATGCATGTAATAATTTATTATTAGATGCTTTTACAGATTCTAATAAACCTTTAACAACTTTATCTTCGTTAAAGAATTTAACTGCAAATTCTTTAGCAAATGCTTCAAAGATTTTAGAACCAAAAGATTTTTTGCGTGATTCAGCAATGTCTTTTCTGAATTCTGTTAATTCACGTTTAACATTTGATTCAATAAATTTACTCATTTTTTCAGATGCTTCTGCAAAGAATTTTTTCTTAGCTTCTGCAATTTTTTCATTTTGTTCTTTAACCAATCTTACTTTTAAAGCATCCAAAGATTTAATTTCATCTCTTTGTTTTCTAACATTAGCAGAAACTTGTTCAGCAATAAATTTACCAAATTGTTTCAATGATTCACCTAATTGTTTTCTGTCTGAATGTAATTCAGCAACTTCTCTTTTGATTGATTCATTGATAAATTTTGATGCTTTTTCAACAAAATCTGATTTTTGTTCTTCTAATGATTTTTTCATTGAAGAAATATTTTCTCTTAATTTTTTGTTGAACTCTTCTTTGATAATTGCTGTTTTATCTGCAATTGTCTTTTCAACATTTTCTTTTGTTTCTTTTAATGCTAATTTTTCTTTAATAAGATTTTTTCTATGAATGTTGATTTTTTCCATTTCTTCTTTAATAACTTTATTAGTTAATTGATTCATAGATTCAACAATTCTTTCTTTATCTGCTTTAGCTTGTTTTGATAGTTCTTCATAAACCTCTTGTCTAATTTCAGCACGAATTTGTTTATATTTTTCTGTCATTAAATCTTCAAATGATTTACGTGCTTCTACTCCATTAACGCCAATGCTTTCCATTAATTTTTGGTTTAATTCTCTATCTGATAACTTTTTAATTGCCATCATATTCTCCTAACTATATACTTGGTCTCCAAGATTTTATCCAAGCAATAATATCATCATTTAATAATTCTGTGTATTTATGATTGCTTGTAATACAATCTTTGGCATTATTCATTAATTTTTGACCTCTACCTTTTTGTAATTGTTCATAAATTGGTGTTGGTCTTGCATCTTGTGCAGAAGGTGTAGCAACAATATCGACTGTAACTATATCAAAATCAGAAACCCTATTAGTATAGTCATCAACATTACCAGAACCACGAGATGAAACACCCAATGGGACTCCACCTGCCAATAAACCTTCTACAATTTTACCTGATGGAACATCTGATAAGATTTTCATTTTACCTATACCATCATTCCCTTCAGCATGTATGTCTGTAATTACATGTGATACATTATGAACATTAATTACTAATGTATCAGGGTGGTCTAATTCACCCAACACAGCACCATGTGATTTAATCTGTTCATTTAATTGATTAATTGCACTATGGATTTCTTCTCTTGGGTAAATACGACCATTTAAATTTTCTACTTCACCTTGAATAAAGATACCATTTAAGTACCAATGTTTTTTCTTTTGACCATCTTCCCCAATTATTTCAGCACGGTCAGCCACCATATGTGACTGACCATGACTAATGTATTCTTGAAGAATTGGTTTGTTCATTGTATTACCCATTCTTCTCTCCTAACTTAGTTTCCTAAAACTGATTTACCAGATTTGGCACTATTTTCTGGTTTTGCAACTTTTGACCATGATTTAGCACCTTTGTTTTCAGTTTTGCAAACTTTAACTTTTTTATCAGCAGATGTTCCAGCAGAAACTGTTGAAGTTGTTCCCATACCTTTTCTAGCAGGAATTGAAGTAGGTTTAGAAAATTTCATACCTTCTTTTTTAACACCTTCTTCTTCATTTTGAAGTTTGTTTCTTGGTAATTTTGCTTTTTCCCAACCTTCTGTCAAACCATCTTCTTCTGTTTCATCTGTTGAAGCTTCTAATTCTTCTAATTTTGCTAACAATTCTTCTGCTTTTTCTTTAGCATCATAGATAATATCTTCTTCTGATTCTTCTGATTCAAATGATTCTTCATCTTCGAATGATTCTTCTGAATCATCTTCTTCAAAATCAATATCTTCATCTTCAAATGATTCTTCTGATTCTTCTGAATCTTCTAATTCATCACCTTCTGATTCTTCTGATTCTTCTAATTCATCACCTTCTGAATCATCTTCTTCAAAATCAATATCTTCATCTTCAACATCAATTTCTTCAACATCTTCTGAACCTTGTAATCCAGCAGAAATTTCATCAAATAATGCTTCAACTTCTTCTGAAATTTCACCAGCAACTTCAAAATCTGCTTTTAAATCTTCAATTACAACTACTGCATCTTCGTCAGAAATTTCATCTTCTTCACCAGCCAATTTCATTTCATCAATTTTATTTCTCAATTCATCAAATTTAGCTTGGACTTCTTCTGTCATTTCTGATGGATATTTGTCTTCCAATTCATCAACAGCAATTTGTAATTGTTCAAATTTTTGTTCTTTATCTGAACCAGCATCATCAACGATTTCTTGGTTAAAATCACTGCCTAAATCAGTTACTTCAAAATCTTCATCTTCTGATTCTAATAAAGCGAAATTGTTTTTAGCAACCAAATTCCAATGACGTTGGAACAATCTTGTTGCTTTAGCAATATCATTTTCAGAAACAAATGCATCAAATGCTTCTGCTAATAATTTTCTATTTAATTCACTCATTTAATTTCTCCTAATTTATAATGAATACAGTTAAAAATAATAACTATAATCATAAATTATTTATTTATATACAATAAAAACTTGACATTAGTAAAAAAATATTACATATTATGTTAAAAAGGAGTTTATGATATGTGAAAATTTTTATATCACATATAATATAGAATCTATGACTGTGGTAATAAGGTATAGGTGTGAAATAATAAATAACCTCTTAAACAAGAGGTTATTTAATTACATAGGCATTCCACCACCCATCATATCACCACCTTCTGGTTGTTCAGGTGGTCCATATAAATATGGAACAAAAATAGAATCTTGTGCCAATTCATCTAATTTTGAATTTCTCATTTTTTTAATTTGATTAATTTTTCTAAGTGTTAAAACCTGTTTTCTTTTTTCCCCCAAATGAGGTATGTTTTTATCATCTTCACGGTTATATGGTTCATTCATTGATTCCATAAGAGCAGATTTTAAATATTTTAATATTTCTTTATTCATTTTTAAATCCTTATGATTAAGCAGTTAAATCAACACCATTGCTCATTTCAACACTACCAATTCCACCACCTGTTCCAGTGTTAAAATCACCTAATGATTGTGCTCCACCACCCATGTCTCCCATAGGTTGTTCTCCACCACCAAAGTCTCCACCACCCATATTTCCAATACCAGATTCTAATTCATCTTTTGTTGTATTGAAATAATCTTGTGGAATGTCAGAAATATTAATACTTCTTAAACCAGGAGTTGCATCTTTGTCTGTGATAGGAATTTGAACATCTTTATCTTTCAATGCATTTTGCATTTCAAGCATTAATAAACGTTGGTTTTCATTATATTCTTCCTCTGTCAATCCTAAATAGTGCTTTAATGCAAATTGTTTAGAAATATAAGGTATCTGCATTGCAGAACTACATAATCCAATTTTTGTATTTTCAATTTCCATTCTTGTAATCTCTGTAATATTTGATGGTGCATAGAATGATAATTTAAATGATGATTCATCTACACTTATACCTCTTGATTTTAAATATGTTTTAAACTCTTTATCCAAATTATCTATAAGCATATTTTGAATTCTATTACAGTATTGGAAGAATCTTTGTTCTTGGATATATGTCGCAGCAGTTGTTGTTGGAATGGTTCTTTGCCCATCTTGTGGTCCATAAGGTATCCAAGATTGTGGGACCTTCAAACCTCTCATTAAAAGGTTTTCCCAGTATACCATATCGTTAATTTCACCCAATGCTTGACCACCTGCTAATTTTTCAATCTTTGGTTGAATTCCATCAGAATCAACAGGTAACCAAAAATCTTCATTCATAGGAATTGAATCATATGCTACATCTATTGTATTAAATACACCATTTGAATCTTTTGATGGCATTCTTCTTTGAGACATTTCATTTTTTAGTTTTTCCATATATGCCATTCTTCTATTTCTTGGTATATTTCCAACAGGTATATTAAAAATCAATTTTTCTGTTGCATTTTTAATTCTATATAATAATATACAATCTTGTAAAAGCATTTTTTGAACATATGTTTTATAAACAGATTCCAATATTGAAACACCAAATGGATATGTTAAAATATTATCAATATTTAAAGATAAATGAACAACATATTCTGCATCAACAGGGATAACTGTTTGTTCAGCAGTTGGATCTGTTGGATTTCCATATTGTACTTGTGCTGATGAGTTATTGATTGTGTTTGGAAAGTTACCATTTAATGTGTTTAACATATTTTTTGTTGCAACATCATTTGTAGAATCATTAGCAACCTTTAATGGGACATTTAAATCAACATTTCTTATAATATAATGTGTTGGATTTTTATTTTCATCAACAATTACACCTAAAACATCATATATATTGCACTTGTTCAATACATTTGTTTCTGGGTCTTTTATGAATATCATATCACCATATTTTAATACTTCCCTAATAGTATTAAAAATTCTCTTTCTCCAATCATTATCTTTAATCCAACAATCTAATGATTTCTCAATAGTTGTTGTATGTGATTTTGGTAATTCTGATTGTGAATTATATTCAATTTTAAAGGGATCATTATTTTCTGATTGTGTTATATATTCTGCCAATACATCCAATGATGTTCCGATAATTGGGTCTTGTTCCATACCATCATATATGGAATATCTCTCAATTCTATTTGTTGGTCCTTGATACACAACAGGTAAATAATTATTATATTTAGAATATATTGAATTGAGTTGTGTTGATGTTTTTTCATTTCCAGACACACCCATATGTGCCTGTGGTAATGATACCTTTTTAACAAATTTTTTATAAGACATATCTAATCCCTAAAATTACTTATATGAATTATTTATTACCATATATAATAATTTTAATGATGATTATGGTATAATACTTCCATTTGAACTAAATTGTTGTTCCTTATACATTTTTGGTAATGCTGATGTATATGTTGAAATATTTTTCAATATTGTGACAACTTCATCATTTCTTGATAGATATTCATTCATATAATCATTGGATGTTTTTTTGTTTTCTGTATTATTTTTTGTTGAACCCGAATTACCATATTGTGTTTCTTTATTATGTGCAGGATATTTCTCATTAGGTTTATCACTATTCAACATATCTAAACCACCTTGAATAAAACCTGAACCAAAACCTATGGCTGAACCACCAAGTGCACCAGGCTTACCAAGAAGTGAATAACCAACTAGTCCACCACCAACTGCCTTTATTCCTGAATTTGCTAATATATGTAAATCTGGATTTTTATTTTTATCAACAAATAAATTTGCTATATCTCCACTTTTAAGTAATAATAGAGCACCTGCTGCAATAGTAGATAACAACTTTACCATTGGACCTAGTTTTAAACCATTAGATGAATCACCATCATTGTTTTTAGAACCAAACAATCTTTTAAATAATGAGGGTTTTTTATCCTCTTTATAATTATTACCAAATATAGAATTAGGTAAATCCATTACCCAATTAGATACTGACTTTCTTAATGTTGGTGATGAATAAAATGTAGCATAACCGACTTTAACTGCCCAATCTGGCATTTTTTCAAATATTGTATTTGTTTTAGAAAGTGCCTTATTAAAAAGGTTTAATCCTTTTGTTGCAGTTTCTAATGATACTGCCATTTTTTTATTCATTGTATTAGATATTTTATTCAATTCTGATTGAGTATTTGTATATGCATTAAGTGCTTTTTCATCAACTGATTGCTTGCCACCATCATACTCATTGAGGTTATATCCCTTAACACTATATTCAGCCATCATTGGGAGATTCGCCTCTGAACCAGCAAGCACATGTAATATACCATTATTCATGCTAAAAGAATCTTTAACACCCTCTACAATTGCTGGATTTTTTTGAAGTTCAGAATATGCCGCAACAACATCTTTTGAATTTTTTATTGTTTCATCATGAACCATTCTTATAAGTCCATCCATTATTGCAGCAGAACCTCTTCTTGTATACATCATTGATGCTTTTTCATTTGGAACACCAGTAATTGCTGACAATAATACATCTTCATCCAAACCCATTTTTTTACCAACATCAAGGATTGCAGCCATTTTTGGATCTCTATTAATTTTTGCCATTAATATGTTTTTTTCTCTTTCTTTTCTTTCTTCAATAAGTTGTTCAACTGTTTTTCCTGTAGCAATTGATAATGCTTTCATATCTTTTGCCAAAACATCAATCCCATTATCCAACTTCATATTTTGTATTTCTTCTTTTGACATTCTTGAATTGAGTTGGTCAGAATAGAACATAGTCAATTTAAATGCTTCTTCAGCCGATAATCCATATTTTCCTGCTATGTCACCACTTGCTTTCATGAGTCTTTCCATAGCATCTTTACCTAACGCATTTATTGATGAAAATGACTTTTTGTTGTCTTGTATCATTCTTATAAATGAATCATGACTTAATTTGGCACTATTTGCTAATTTGGTAAAACTTTCATCAAATCCACCAGATAATCTAATACCAGCAGATTCTAACTCTCTCAACCACTTGAATCTGAGTTTAGTTTCATCATACATTTTTTTGCCAGTATTCATGGCAATTTCACCCAGAATTTTTACAAATCTTTGGGTTTGTGCTTTATTCCAATCTTTCTTTTCTTTTTCTAAGTCTTTAATAATATCAAGTGCTTCATTAGCTTTTTTTGCCTCTATTACTTGTTCTTCATCAACTTTTGTTTGATTGTTGATTGCTGTAGTAACTCTATTTGCTGCTTTATTACGTCGTGCGTCTATTTCTGATTTTTTAATATTATAAAATGCCGTTAGAGCTTGTGTAATTGAATTTGTTAATACATCATTATCTCTTCCTGTTCCCACAAGAGAAACGGCAACAGAATTATTAACAATAATACTTTTTATGATATCATTCATATCAGGATCTGATAAATTTATTAAACCATTGCCCATTTAAAACCACCTATCTCTTAATATCATTCATTATTGTTCTCATAAAGTCACTCTTAAAAATACTATCTGCAACATTACGTGTTCTTGCAAATATATTCTTGATTCTAAATACACCAATACAATCATTATTACATCTTTTACCAATAATTGGTAGTGTTATGACTCTATTACCTTCACCTTCTTCACCATATGTTGTTGATGATATACCAAATCTATCTTGAAAATTTGAGTTTTCTTTAAAACCTGCAACAAAATCTTGCATGTTTGCATCCGACATAATTAATAAATCAAACAATACACTTGTTGACAATTTATTGGCAGATATTTGATCATCTTTTTCTTTTGGGACAATTTTATGAATTGTATCTAATATTTTATTGTTTGAATCTATTCTTTTATTTTTATTTTTACTTTCATCTCTTGGATAATCTTTAGCAATATCCGTTAAGAATGAATAATACATAGCATCTGTAATACTACCTCGTTTAATATCTTGTGATTTTAATAAATCTCTGTATTCTGATTTTGTAACAGGTCTTATAGTATAATCAAGTATCCTTGTCATACCATATTTTCTAAGTCGTTCTTTTACATATTTTATTGCAACATGCATTTCATATCTATATTCAGTAATATTAGATGCAGCATTTTTATATCCTTCTATATCAATAGAAGATTTTGGTTTTCTTTTAAAATGTGATTCAAATTTTTTCAATCTAATATCATCAATATCAAATTCATTCTGTTTATTTTTCTTGGATTCTTTCATCCTATTTTTTATCATTTTTTCTAATTTTTCTCTATCGTTATGTCCCATTTTTTTAAACATAATACCAAACTCATCCAACAATTTATCTTGGACAATTCTTAATAAAATATATTCTAAATATACACTGTTTATATCATTTTTTTGATGTTTTTTGTCAATTTTATCATCATTTGGTATAGAAAAAATTGAAGCAAATGAAAGAATTATGGAATCTTTATTTTCTTCTGTTATAGTTTCATAATTGGATAATTCATTTTCAACTGTATAATAATCATTTATTTCAATAGGATTTAATAGCTTGATTGTTTTATATATAGAAAATGCTTTATCAACAATTTCACTGGGTTTAAATAAATTTTTAAATTGTGTCCATTTCTCTTTGGAAGTATTTTCATCTGCTTCAAAAATATTAAAACCAGAACTTTCATTTACAGATTTATTTTTTTTACCAAATAAACTATTATATAATGTATTGATAACAACATTATTTGGTATATTTTGGTTAATTGATTTATCATCTATATGTATTAAATTATCTATCCAATTTGGATTTAAATCTTTTACAACCAAATAATTAGATACAATATTTTTATACCCATTTTGTATTTTATCAATTATTTCATTATAAGTATCATTCATGAAGTTATATTCTTCAGTAAATGAATCATTATTACCCATTTTATTTTTATTATCATTTTTTATATTTTGTAAGCATGATACTATTAATTCGTTTATTTCATATGCATCATTATTCAAAAATTTTGGTATTTCTGACAGTTTGTTTGTATCTTGTTCATTTTGTTCATCTTTATCATCTTTATCATCTTTATCATCTTTATCATTTTGTTCATCTTTATCATTTTGTTCATCTTTATCATTTTGTTTATCAGATATTTTATCATATTGTAATTCATCAGTATCAAAACCATCATTTATAAAATCTGAAATATCCTCACTATAATCAAGCATATGCCCCACTAATTCATCAATTTTATCTGAATCTGGAACTACAGTTTTTTCATTATTTTTTTCATTATTTGTTAATTTAGAATCAGTTGGATTATCACCTGGTTTGTTATCACTTGGTTGATCATCATCTGATTGGTTATCACTCATTGGATTAACACTCAATGGATTAACATTTTTTGGGGTATTATTTTGAGTATCATTTTTTCTTGAGTTTATATCATCAGGTGCTTCAACAATAATAACACCTTTTTTACACAAATTTTCATTCATGCCATTATTAGTATCATTGCTTTGTTGATTATTATTATCTGCTTTTAATTTTTGTTGATTTTCTTGCTTATACTTTTCAATACGACCATCAACACTTTTTCTAATAGAATTACGTAAAAATTGCATAAATTCAGGACTACTCTTAATAAAATCAGATATTGAGTATATTGTTTCCCTAGAAAGATTAGGTATAGTTAAATATCTATCTTTTGGTATTCTTCTTCTAACATGTTGAAGAACTGTCCCCAAAACTGTTGTATCATAAATTAATGCATCATGCATTGCACCAAGAAATCTAGCTTTAATGCTTCTTAATTTAAAGTCTTCTAGTTCTTTATCATAACTTCCATCAGGTTCCGCATATTCAGTAAATTCGGTTATCATTTTTTGGAAATCAGAGTGACCACAAAACTTCTCAACATAATATTTAACACATCTTTTGTACAAAGAATAATAGTCTGTTCCAATATCATTCATATATTTTTTAACTTGTTCCGGACTTATTCTATTTTTTCTTTTTGGATTATTTTTATAATATTCTTCTGGGAAATCAAATACTAATTGACCCTTATATATTGCCTCACACAATTGATTGGTAATAATGTATCTTTGTCCATTTTTAAAAAGTGTTTTCATATCATATTCCTAAATTATATATATAATTTATTTATTGATACTTAATTACGTTTATTCATCTCTTCTATTCTCTTTTTAGCAGCATCATATAATAGTTCTCTATATTCATATGGCATATTAAATGCTTCTGATACAGTAATATAATCAGAACAGTTCATAGCAAAATTTATAATATTTGTTTTCCTATTTTTATAATCCTGCTCCAAAGTTTTTAAAAATGAAATAATTTGCTCATCTGTTGAACTTAGGAGCTTATCCCAAAAAAATCATTTTGATTATATCCATAAAATTTTTCATTCCATTTATAACCACAGCACATACATTCACATTCAAGTGTTTGTATAATTCCATAGTTATTTAATTCATCAATTTTATTTCTAATTTTTGACACCGATTCAACATCAATATTTCTAATAAATTCAGAAATATATTCATAATTATCAACTTTTTCTCCATTTGGTGTTTCAATATATTTAATAGATGCAGAAATAATATCAATCCCAAGGTTACCTATTTCTTTATACACATTAGATAAATCTTCAAGTGATTTAATATATTCTTCTGTTATTTCATCAGTATTATCATAAATTCCTGATGAATCAGAAATATGTTTATAAAGTTTTTGAAACTTAATCTTTTTTGTAATAAACTTTATCTTATCACTACACTTATATGGTGTTGTATATACTTTTACACCATTATTTAATTTAACAAGACCATCATAGGGCATATATGTTATTGAACCTAATATATCATCCAAATTAATTTTTAATTCTTGTGGGGTAATACACAATTCATTGTTTCTTTCTTTCTCTGTAATAAGAGATTTAATATTTTCATCAGCAATTGATTCTATTTCTTTACTTTCTTCTTTTGAAATATCAACATTTCCATTTGGATATCTTTCTTTGATTAATTTTAATATTTCATCACCCAATATGTTTGTTTTTACACTCCAACACTTTGGGCAAATATATTCTTGTGTATGTTCTTTACCATATGTTGCTTTTTTAATACCCAATAATAATACATTAATATCAGGATAATACAATTCTTCTGGTTTCTTTATACCAGGACAACATGATTTAATAATTTCAATAATTGAATTACCAGAAATTAATGATTCTGGATTGACAACCATCATTTCATCATTTGGAAGCATTGGTTTAATATCAACTTCACCAATTTGATTAAATGTAATATTATCACTATCATACCACCCACCATTTGATGGTAATTTAACTGAACATTCAACTTTTCTTGCAAAATCCATTAATGGGTTGAAATTCTGAACCATAAATAACTCCTTTATAATTGTTTATTGTTATTTATAGCACAGAATTTCAACATTTTCAATTTAAAATAATTTTACTTGTCAAAATAATCAATTAATTGTTCTAACAAATATTGAGTTTCATTATCCATATATTGCATTTCTGTTAATACAGTATCAATGACTAATTCACCATTTTCATCTTCTTTGTATAATGTTATATATGGTTTTGTATTGTCATAATTGTTATTTACATAATCATAGATTTCTGATTTAATTTGTAATAATTTATTACTTTGAGCAACTAATGTTGGTTCTAAAACACCTTTATTATCTTTTAATTGCCAAATTTCCCAATCTCCATCTTCAGATTTGTATTCAACAATTTGATTTTCCATTAGTGATGAAACCATTCTAACTGCATCTGATGATGTTGATAATGTATATAATGGTGTTAAATATTTAATATCATCATACATATACCAATCAATATAATCAATATATTTTGATATATTGTGTTTTTGATATTCAACCAATTTATATCCATCTTCACCATTTTCAAAACTATCAATTTGATATATTGACCAAATGCCATTCAATGTTTCATCATGTGAAACCATTACTCTCTGTCCAATTAATCCAATATCTCTCCAACTCATCATTTCCATTTTATTAGTAGCAACATCCATATAATCCATAGTTGGTTTATCAATTATTGTTACTAAATCACTTGATGTATCAACACTTAAATTATTTACATCTCTATTAGCAAAAATATCATTTACAATGTCTATGAAGTTTTCTCTTGCATTATAGATGTTATTGAACATTGTTTGTCTTGGTCTATATGATATACCAAGTCTTTGTCTTCCTATTAATGATTCATCTGGAACAGATACCTTTCTTCCATCTGATAACATTTTAACACCCAATAGACTATCTTTCATCTTAGTCCATAGATATTCTGGAATATCACTATCTGTGTTTTCTTTTATCAATGCCCATTCTGTATGTTCTAATACATCAACATCTGAATCCATCACAAGTTGTAATACAGCATCCTGACCATTAATTACATTGTTATAATTACTGATTATCAATGTATTTTCATTTTGTGAATTTATATTACCATCAATCGGTGCAATCCATACAATACCTTCATCAGTTGGATTATTAATAATTGATGAAATAACTAATGCTGAATTTTTTCTAAATGCAACATTTGGAACTGTAACAGGATTTTTATCCCAATAATAGTAATATGTTTCTAATGTATCAGTTTCATAATTATATATTTGACGGGAAATATATTTTCTATCATCAGTTGGTTTATATATGCTTTTTGTCCATTCCATAATTGCAATTTCTGAACCAGGTAATTGTTTTCCCCAATATTTTCTTCTATATTCATAGTCCCCTTGATGATAATCTATATATCTAACCTTTGATGTATCCCACCACAAATAACCTACCTTTTGTTCATTCCACTTACCAGAATCATTATAATTGTTTACAGGATCAATAGATGAGATATAATTTACTTCATCGAGAACATTATTTGGAATTATATTTAATATAGGATCATATACTTGAACCTTAATGATTGTTGCATCAGAATTATTATCAACCAAATTGCATTCCTTTATATGATTTGTTGCAATATGTTTTCTTTCTAATGTGATTACATCAAAAATATTATTTTTGTTTATATATTCAACTTTCATCCAACCACTTTGTCCATCACGCATATATGTTCCATCAATCATTGCAATATTATTATTATCATTTAATATTGATATTCCATTTTCTGAAAATTTATTTCTTGTAGCATATGAATCTCTTGTTATGTAAATATAATCTCCTCGTTCTTTATATGAAATGACATTTACAATTTTATCTACATCATATGGTGTTGTGATATCTTTATTATATTCTGTAACTTCTTCTAAATTACCAATTTTTATTGCACCAAGGAATGAATTACCATTTGTAAAATCAATTATTTGATGACAATAATAATATGAATCACCATATAAATATACTTCTGAATAATTTTCACTACCATCAACATTTCTATTCATTTCATATTGTTTGGCAACATGAACGTTACAATGTGAATCATATTTTTTATAGTCAATACCCATACCTTGTTGGTTTTTGTATGTAGAACAACATTCAATAAATTCATCTTTATTTAAATAATGTCCATCTTTATTAAATTCATCAAGTGCTTTTTCACATGCATCTTCATATGTCATAAACTCATTTCTAATAAGTGTATCAACACGTTTTAATGCATTAAACATTGCATCTAATTCAACATTATTAAACATTATATTGATTTTTGCTGTTTTATTTGTTGATTTTAATATTTCTGATGATAATATACTTTTTCCAACTAATTGGTTGTTATAATATAGTATAATATCTGATACAACTTCACCAGACATAAGTGTTGGTGTCTGTGTTATTAAGTCATTTGTATAATCATTTGTTATAAAATATGTTGATGAAGTATTAATTAATTTTACAAACAAAGGAGTTGTAACCTGTTTGAACAATTCTTTTTTATCTGTAATATGTCTTACATATTTCCAGTTTGTTTCATATATATAATACGAAACTTTACTTCCTTTTGTATTATCTTCAATTACTTTTAATACATCACCATTTTTACCGGTTGGTAATTCATTTTCATCATTCAAAACTTCAATAGTTTTATAATCAAATGTATATAATTTTATTTTTGATGATTCATCAGTTGTTGATGTATTATAATCCAATTCACCATATAATACTCCATCAACATTTTGAACATTTATAATTTCACCAATAATACTATATAATACAAATTCTCCATCATTTGATTTATAAAATAAATCAAATGTATTGCCATCTTCATCTTTTATTTCAGTATTAGTTATATCAACATATTTCAACACATTTGTATATGAATTTGGTTTGTAATTATATAATTTATCCCAAGTTGGTATATAATCCCCATATGTTCCTGCATCAACTGTTAAATCTTTATCAGAATAAACAATATCTGTTGATACAATTTCACCAACTTTTTTATTTGTATATAATAATGTATCACCATCTTTTAATTCATAACATATACTCATATTATCAAAAGTTGTATTAGAAATATATGAATAATCTGCAATATTTTCACTATATGTTATTGCATCATCTTTGATTGTTGATAAAACATATTTTACTTCTTTTGAACAAATATCATCTGAATATAATGTAAGATTATCATTTAAATTATTTTCATCCATCATTTTATCAATTGATGATTTGTCCATTTTTACTGTATATCTAATACCACCAGATGTTATATTATAATTACCAACTTGATTCATTAATCCCCAAGATGGTTCATTTAAATATTGTGGTTTAATTTGTTCATATGTAGCAAATGTATCAACCAATGTATATGAATTACCAACTGAATAATTTCTGCTAAAATCTAAATCAGCAGTTGTCATTAAATAATCACCATTTAATTTTTCTGCTCTAATGTTACAATTTTTATCTTCATATAATTCATAATTATCATATGTTGGTTGCATAGCATCATCATTTTTACCATTATTATATGTAATTTTGTAGTAATATGTTGGTGCATATTCTTTCCAATATACAATTACATCACCAGAACTTGTTGTTTCTGTTGGTGTAAATACACCAGTTGCTATATTGTCTTTTTCACAAATATAATATTTGTTATTTCCATTAATATTAACAGTTATTGTATCACCAACAATATATTTCTTATTAGAACCATCTGCCCATAATGCTCCTTTTGATACATTTGATTTATGATATGCATTTACTGCCTTTGATCTATTCAAATAAAATTGAGTATTTGAATTGACAGTTTCAGCATTTGGTCTCAATCCATCATCAAACAAAACATCATATGCATAGAAAAATGTTTCTTTACCATTTGTATGTGGTACAATATATGGTTGATAATATGCTGAATATTCCATAGAATCAGTACTTAATATCTCTCTTGCCAATGGTTGAACAGTTGTTTTTGATACTTTGTCATTTACTTGACCTTTAACAAATTTAATTTGTGCATAACCACCTACACCAGCATATCCAGAATATTTGTATCTTCCATTACCACCTCGTCCAAATGTTCCACCAGGATATACTGATTCACCACGTTTTCCATCATATCTTCCTAAACCACCGTTTTTACCAGCACTTGAATCATTTAAATATAAAAATTCTGTTTTTTCTTCTGATAATTTATCTACCATTGGGACATTTATTATTATATTACCACCATATCCGAGTTTTCTACCATTGGAATCTGTTTTATGTTCTGCTCTCGCACCACTTGAACCAGCACCACCTTGTGCATTTACAAGTATTTTTCTACCATTAGATGTATCTCTATAAATTAATGTGTCTCCACCATGTTTACCATCATGACCCGCATGCTTTCCATCAGCACCACCTGCACCACCTGCACCAATAGAAATTTTATATCTATCTTTTACATCATCCTCTGTTAAAAATATTTTACCGTGTAAATATGCACCACTGGCACCACCATTACCCCAATGTTTATGGTTTTTCTTCCAACTTCCACCACTAGCACCACCACCGGCACCAACTAATTTAACTTCATATGTTCCTGGATAATAGAATCCCAAATCAGCATCTGTCATTGGTATTGATGATTCACCAACCACATATCCATCTTTATAACTCATTGTTACAGTAAGATTAAGATTTTGTGGTGTCCCATCTGTTCCAACAATTTCTCTACCAGATTTTGTTCCACAACCATATACATATGTTTTCCAATCTATGACATCACCACCACATACAACAACGCTGACGGATTTATTTTTTGGATTTTTATATTCTGTTCCATTAATTGTAATTGAACAATCATTTACTTTTGTATCCAATCTTAATGTAAACAAATATATGTAAATATATTCTTCTTTACCAAATTGTGTCATATTTAACAACAAATTAGAATATGATAAAATTGTGTTTTCATTTTTATATTCTTTGATTGGGGTTCCATTATTAATTTCATCTTCCAAAGTTGTTGTTGTAAACACAGTATTATATAATTTTATTTTATGATTAATTCCATTTGGATATTCACCAACCCAACCAGTATATATTGGATGTGTAACATCTGCCCATGTCATTACTTCATTATTACAATCAATATCATCATATATAGGAGTAAGCATATCCTCTTCTGTTTCCAAACTTGGTTTTAATGTATAATAATCTTTGAAATTATCTGTAAAATGATATACATAATCATCATCTTTTTGTTCATATGCTTTTTTTAATGTATCATATCTCATAGAAACAAATTTATTAATACCAGTCTTTTTTCTAACATCCCAATCACCATTTTGTAATTTGGCAATCCAAATTGTTTCTCCAATTTCCATAGATTCAGATTGTTTTTTGAACTCATCTTCATTGAATACAATAAAATCACAATCATTTATCATTGGGAAACCACCAATAGGATTTGTTATAAAATCTTCTGAATATTTAAATACATTAGAAACAAAATTTCTTGGTTTTTTTAACCAATTTTTATCATCTTCAAATATTATATAGTTTCCTACATATCTTCCTTTTTCCCACAATGTTTCATCAAATTCACCAATTATTCCTTGTTTTAAACATTTATATTCGTAGTTATTATATATAACAACATCACCAATTGAATATTCTGTTTCTTTATCAAAATAATAATTTGTTGAATTTTCAAATGTTATAATTTGTGGATTTTGGTCCATTTTATTTACATCAAGTAAAAATTCATTAATTGAGTTATCTTTTGTATGTCCAAATTCACCAACTCTAAATCCCCATTTTTCAAATAAATCAATGTTGTTTCCAGCAGATGAAATGTTTTTAGAACGATTAATTTTCTTTAAGAAACTTTTTGTTCCTTTTTCAGCAATTGAACCTTTATAAAAATCAAACATTGATTTATCATTTAAAAACAATTCTTTGAATGTTTTTGTGTCTGAATAACCAATCATTCCTTTTGAATAATCAGCATATTTTCCATTACAATGAACATCATCAACATCAAATATATATTGCAAATCATTTGCATTTTTATCAAAGTTTGGTATAGCACCATCATCTTGCAACAAATATCCAGGTGCATACATATCACCATACCAATTTTTAACTTTAACACCAGAAATTTTAAATCTATTCAATGTTGTCGAATATAATGGGTTATATAACACATCATCAAAAATTGTTACATTGTCCAATGTTAAAAGATGTTCTAAATTATAAGTTCTAAATTTAACTAAGGAAATATTTTTATCATTTGGTTGTATATATGTATTAAATGATCTTCTAAATAATGAAACATCTTCTTTTTTCATTGGATTACCATATATATCCAATACAGGAGATATTCCATGTATTTTATTATTCATATCATCAACCATACCCGTGTTGTAGTTACCAAGTCCTATAGAACCAGGGTTTAATAATAAAATATTACCAATAGTTTTTTCACCAACTTGTGTTGTTGCCCATCTAATAAAAGATAGTGCTGATAATCTGAAATCACTAATTTCTCCACTTGGTGTTAGTGTACTAAAATACCAATTTTCATTTTCTTCTAAATATTTTCCATATCCAATTATTACATTATATACATCTTGAATATCAAAAAATTCAGTTCTATATGGTAATTTAATAACTTTTGATGACCACTGATGATAATACTTTACATTTTTATTATTTTCTTCAACAATATTAAATTTTCCACCAAGTTCTGGTTTTCTTATATTAAAATATGGGAATGATTTATCAAAACCATCAATTATATATCCCTTTTTACTTTTTTCAACAATCATTCCAGAATATGTTAAAATTGTATTGTTATATGATTTGAATAAATTCAAGTGGATATTTTCATTTGGTAATTCACCATATGAATCTGTAATAATAGATAAACTATCTTTTTTATAATAACCTGCACATCTATATCCCAAAACAATATCAGAATTTCTTATTTTAGAAGCAATGTCAGATACATTAATATTATCAGATACTAAATAATCAGATATCCATTGTTGAACACCAATTTTTTGAACATACTTACCATCAATCAATTCATTATGCATAATTGTGTTTTTAACATTTTCTCTTTTATTTGTTGAAGTATCAATTGTTTGTTCATATGGTGTATCTTTAAACAATACTGTCTTATTCATTGTATCCCAATTTGTTTCAACCCATTCAACAGGTCTTAACAAATATGATACTATTTCTTTAGCATATCGGTATTCAGAAGTTTGCATAAATGCAAATTCTATATCACCCATATCACCAATTTTCCATCTTGCTCTGGCATTTTGTATTGATGGAATTGTATTTATGATTCCAATTTCTAGTGGAGATTTTAAATTTCCTTTTTCATCAACAGGCAAATATTTTTCAAATAATCCTGGTCTTTTCAATTCTTTGTATTCACCAATATCTTCACCAGCAACAATCTTACCATTTTCAATATCTTTCCACATATTTACATTATTTGATGTATAAGGTGCTTCACCATATGTAGAATCCCACCATACTGGTTTATCTCCAAAACCTAACATTTCCCATGGACAAATATTTGGTCTATATGTGTCATAATAGTATGTATATATTGCTCTATATGATCCAAATAATTGCTCTCCATCAACTGTAAATGTATTGGTATAATTCCATGTCTTCCAAGCAGATTTATTTTCTGTTGAATAATCAAAAGAAATATTTTCTGAATAGTCCAAATTATTAGAGTTTGCCCATTTATCCAAATTTACAGAATATGTATCAATAACCTCTTTTCTTGAGTATGTATTATTTCTAAATTTACCAGGCATAAATGATAATTTGTTTATACCATTTCTCTTATTTTTGAATGATGTTTGTATAGAATCATATATTAATGTTTCAAATCTTAACAACATCAAATCTTTAACTGTTCCTGTTGTTTTTGTGTATGAACCATCGTGTCCAACTATAACAGTTGGTTTTTCATCTTTTGTATATTCCTCAAATGTTATGATTTTTGGTTCATAACATGGTGCTATGCCTAAATATGATGGAGTACTTGGAACATATGCATTTTCAACCAAATGCAACACACCATTATTATAAAATGGTTTTAATCCATATTTTCCTAAATTAATAGTATTTAATATTTCTTTAATTTTATCATCCAATTCATATGGTCTTGTTTCATATATATCTCTATTATCTTCTGATATACTTCCAGAAATATACATCTTATTAACCAAATTCATGAATTTGTTTTTAAATTTTATATAATTATGTTGAGCATATAATATAGAATTTAAAATTGATGATGATGAATAATTGTTTAAAATCATTGAACGAATAATTGATGATTCATTCTGAACAATTTTTGTTCCAACAGACAAATCAGGCATCAATGATGAATAATTATTATTACCATTTGCTTTTCCAATTAACCCTTTTTGATTTTGTATAATATCAATCATTTGATCAAAACAGTTGTTGTATGCAATAGCTTTAAATTCTTGATTCAATTGATTTGTTGTCAATGATAAAGGAAACTCAAACATATAATCTTCATCAAGTTCTGTAATATCATCATCTGTAATAAATTGTATTATAAATGTATCATTTTTATCTGTTTTATATAATTTAAGTGTTTTATCATCAATTGAATAACCCTCAATATTTGGATTTGGAACTTCTTTATCATCTTCAATCATCATTGTTGCAGGTTGAACAAAATTTCCATTTTTATATATCAACAATGATTGTTTAACAGATGAAGTTGATGGTTTATATTTTAATTCAATTGTATATGTATTTCCATCAAATTTACTTAAATCATTTGAAACTATTTGAGTTTTTATATATTGTTGTATTGTATTTTCACTTAAATACCAATCATTTAAATATTCATCTGTATCTATCTTTCTAAAAAATCTATAACCACCAATTTCTTGTTTATAACCATTTAATGGTGTGTAATAATACACATCAGATTCAATATTATTATTAAAATAATAATTTTTATCCAAATCATCTTTTACCAATGGTTTACCAATAAATTCATTTTTTGCAACATTTCCACTTGTATCTTCCATATATTCAAATAAAACACAACCCTTAAATGTTGATTGTGGGTATTCAACAGTATTATTCAATAATATTTTATTTGAATCATACAAATTAAATTTAATTGGTGTGTTTAAACCTTGTTTTGTTTGACCTTCTTTCCAATTGTAACCATCATAATATAAATATTTTCCAGCATTTTCACCATACATCACTTGAACACTATCACCAATATGTGTGCTACCATCAGACAATTCACCATTTATAATCTGTCCATTTTCTTTTGGTTGTAATAACACTCTATCATCATTTCCAGAAATATTAAATGTGTATATTTGTCGTGGATTTGACCCTTTATTTCCAAGAAGTAGAATAGAATTTCCTGTTGTAACATCAGATAGTTTAATTTTTAATATTGATGAAACCTCTGTTCTTGATAGTCCTGATATATCATTTGATCTTAATGGTGAGGTTGTTAATACATACCCTCTATCAAATGTTCCACAATCATATAACTCTATATTTTTGTTAAAACATAATATAGGCATATGTGCATGTTGTAATGGTCTACCCATTGTTGATGCATCAATAGAGTGTGTATTATATTTTTCTAATGCAGAAATATGAACCCATCTATTTCCAGATGACCACATATTTCCATCTAATGAACCACGTTCCATAATTATATAATCTTGTTCATTATGTTCTTCATTTTTATAACTATCATCAATAAATGTGATTTTATCACCAACACCTGCAACAAAAAAAGGTTTGTTATTATATTCTTCATTTGCATCATTTAAAAATAATATACGCATACCATTGATTAAATTAAAATCTAAATTAAATTCTTCATCAACCAAATGATATTCTTTCTTATCAACGATATCAGCAACCACATTTGTTTTACAACCAATGACAATTAATGGACAGATAACAGGTTCTAAGGTTAAATATCCATTTCCATCTTTGGGTAAATTTACATTATATGGGATACTATTATATAAATTACTTGTATCTTTCAAGAATACAACTCTCATACCATCATAGAATTTTATAGATGTTTCTTCTATTTTATTACCATTATCATCTACTTCAAAATATTCATAAGATGATTTACCTATTATATCTTCCTCTACATTAACACTACCAGTAATAACTTTAAATGTCAATTCATTTGGATCTTTATTCACCCAATAATAATTATTGTAGTTTATAAACATATCAACATTTATTGGGGGACACCATGACCAATATTTACTTGATAACAATTTGTTTTGATTATATATTTTACACCCATCACCATATAAAGAGGCAACAAAGTTTGAAAAAGATATTTTATCTTCTGATGACTCACCACATTTTAATATTGGTATAATTTGGTTTAATTGTCTTTCAGATGTAGGTTCTGTTATATAACAATCAATACCATCTATATTTGGTATTACTTCACCAACATAAGCACCAACTAGTTTTTCTTGTGATTTTTCAAAAAAATTGTTCAAAATATAATTAATAAATTCATTTAATAACCCACGATTTGAGAATTCTTTTGGAAAAATATCTGCTAAATTTCTTTTAAGTGTAATTGAGTCTTTGCCAACAGTTGTTATCATATTATGAATCCTTATAATGTTTATATGTAATTATTTATATCTTAAATATCGTGATTTTTATTGTCAATTTAAACATTTCTATCCAAAAATAGAAAAAAGATTATAAACAATAAATAATAGTATAAGAAAGAAATTATATTGGAGAAAAGTTATGGCAACAATACAAGATGCAAACACATTAAGTAAATTTGGTGTCTTTCTAAATGGTGAAAACCGTAGAGAAAAATTCTATCACTTACAAACCAGATATCGTGTAAGATTCATTGGTATGGGTGTAACTGGTGATGGTGAAGATTTAACAATGTCAATGAAAGAATTTGAAACACCAAAGGGTAAATTTGAATCACAAAAGGTTGATTTGGTAAATGGTGAAATAAAATACCCAGGTAAATGGACTTGGGACCCGGTTTCATTCAAAGTATTTAATACATATGATAACTCTAATTACAGAGCATTATATAACCAAATTCAAAGACAAAGAAATATTTATGAACAAACAACTGGTGATGCACCAAATAATTATAAATTTACAACAGTTTTTGAACATACTGATGGTCACCAAGATACATTAGGATATTGGTTAATGGAAGGTTGTTTTTTGGTTCAAGCACAAACACAAGGTGGTGTAAATGGAACACATGAAGCAATGACAATTGATTGTCAAATTGACTTTGATAATGCAACATTATATGACCAAGATGGAAACCAAATCCCATCAGCAGATGCTGGTATCATTTCAGATGTTACAAATGCATTTTCATTCTAATTTTTTAAAAATAATATTAAAAAAGAGAGGTTTAACCTCTCTTTTTTTGTTGTTCAATAAACTCCATAAACCTTTTATCATTCATATCCAATAATATTGGCAACAAAGTATTATTAGAATTTGTTAAAATATTGATAAAACTTCTTCCTTTATATAAATTATTTTCAAACATAAACGAATAGTATTTCAAATCATTTCCAATATGTTTGTCATAATAATCATAAAAATCCTTGTTTAATAATAAATTGCATATATTTGGTGATAATTCTTCATCTGTTATTCTATCATTTGAAAATTTATTTTTTATAGTTCTTATATCATTACTTGGTTTTGATGAATATAACAACATTATAATAAACAGTGAATCATAAAAATTTATCAATGTATCAACCAATTTTTTATTATTTTTTATATATCTATCACATTCACTATCAGATAAAATACTTCTATTACCAATATAATTTATATTTTTATATCTAAATAGTATGTGTCTCATTGTTTCAACAAATGTAAATATATTCATAAATGAACCAGAATGAAAATATTCTGTCATTAATTTTTCTTTTTCTATATAGGTAACATTTTCATCAATTAAAACATCAAACATACCACCAAATGACTCCAAATATGAAATAAACAATTCCTCTTTATTGTCTTTATCCACAAATGAATCTTTATAATTAAATATGTATATATTATTTGTATCAAGAATATCTGCACAATCAATTGTTAATGGTGCACTTACTAAAAATGGTCTCAACTTATCAATCATACTATTACACTTTTTGGATGGTTTGTTTTTAAATCATTAATATCATCTTCTGATATTTCTTTTTCTATTCTAACATCATTATCAAATTGAACACAAAATAATTTTCCATATGGATTTAATATAAATTCATCATTAAAATCTCCATATGAATATGTATATCTAAGATTTAATTTACTATTATTTAAAATATTTACAAATTTTTTATAATCTTCATTTTTTATATTATACGTATAACTCTGATTATTATAAAATGGTTTAAATATGACAGTTTTTAATTTTGGTAGTTGGTTAAGTGTTTGTAATATTTTATTTGGATGTAATCTAAAAACAATTGGGGACAATGTAACAACCAAGTTAAAATCTCTATCAATTGTTAATAATCTTCTCCATACCTCATTTGCTCTATTTCTTGCTGTTATATCATATGAAACTCTCAATTGAACATCTTTCATTTCATTAAACAGTTTTGTATCAATAATTGGATATGTTTCCAATTCTATATTTTTTGTATATTTTTTTATTATTTCAATCAAGGATAAAAGGTATGTTCTAACTAACAATGTTGGTTCTCCCCCACTTATAACAACCTTGTCAAATTTATCATAATTATTATGTAAAAAATTATCAACCATTTTAAGTGATAAAATTGTTGTATCATTTGCTTTGTTCTTATTATAACAAAAATAACACTTGAATGGACAAGAATATGTCAAACACAACTTTAATACTCTCATATATTATTTCCTTTATTGATATATGATTTATTTATATTACTACTAGTTGTGTATTATAAATTTTTATTTTTCTGCATGAACAAATATTTCAACATTTTTTTCACCAAATGTTGTATCTGTATGAAGACATTTACCAATTGTTGGTTTTAAAAGTAATCTATCAATTAATGTTTTTCTTTTGGCAACACCAGGAATATGAGATGTGGTTACATCATCAAATTTATAAATTGGACCAATTATACGACATGGAACTCTTCCAACTAGTGCAACTTTTTCACCATTAACTTCTTTTTTATTAAGAATGACACCTGGTTTTGTTGAGATTACCCCAAAACAATGTCTATCATTTTTCTCTGTCTTTGTTATTTCGTATTTACCACCAAATTTGACCAATGTTCCTGGTAATAAAACTTCATTGATATCACAAGCATATACTTCTGCCAAGTCTCCCCATAAAGCATTTAATGCTGTACCTTGAATTGTTTTTGTAAATACTGCATCACCTTTAACTGATATATTTTTTTCAAAATCCCAGTTTCCGGTAATTTTTTCATCCTGATTACTTCTGCAATAATAAGGATCAGAAATAAAACCTGTATATGCCATATAATATCTCCTTTGTATATGTATTTATTATTTTACAGTTTTATTAATAATAAATAATTTTATATATTTAAAAGGATCTGTTTTATGTCTGTTATTGATAAAAATAAAATTTTTTTTGGTTTAATCCATTATATTCTTTCAGAACAAAAAAATGTAGATTGGATATTAAAAACAAGTTTAATTGATTTTACTGGTATTAGTTCAATATTAGAAGAAAAACCATATAAAAAAGAATCACTTATCAATGATGTTGTAGATTATGTTACAAGCATAAAACCATATCATGTTCAATTTTCACACTATTTTGAACACTATGAAACTGCTTCAGAGTTAATCCAAATACCAAAAAATGATAAAGTAGAAACAACAATACACAAACGTTTTGATTCAATACAATCAAAACCAGATATTATTAAATTTCTTTACAGTATAGAAGATGAACTACCAAATGGTGATGAATATAACACTTTGGGTATTGAAATTTTTGTAAAATCAAATAATTCATTTTATAAAAGAGTTTTTAAAAACTCAGAATATTCTTGGGAATATGAAACAAATTTAGTCCATGATGGAATATATTATGTATCAAAAACAGACAGATATTATACAGGTAAAAATAATAATCTAACAACTGACTTTGATAAAAATGCATTTATCAACTCTCATTTAGCAAACCGCTTATTTTATCTTGGATTACATAACTTAGATGAATTAAAGAAAGAATTGCATGCAAATTTTAAGGGATTGGAAATAAATGGACATACATTCAATATTGGTGATTTTGGATATGAATTATTTGATTATGAAACAAATGATTATGACTCACCAACAGTAGTTTATGATTATTGTTTTATTGACAATAAAGAAGATTTTGAATCATTTGATAAAGATGTTAATTTTACATATGATAAAATAATAGTTCCATCTGGAGAGCATAGATTTAATCTACCATCTATTAATACTGTAGGTAAAACAGTAAAGATATATATTCAAAAAGATGGAAATACACCAGAACAAACAGAAGATTATGAATTAAAACTAAATCAAGAATTTGGTGATTATTTAGAAATTTATAATGGTCTTTTAAAAAATGATAAGGCAATTATTGGTATATTCAATCAATATAAATCAAATGAAGGTGATGATATATTAAAATTATCTTCTGCATTTGTTATTATGGGATATCCATTTATAGAATCATCATCTAATATTCTTAAAAGAGAGTTTAAATTTTTAAACAATGGTGATATAATATTAAAAACCCCTGTGTCTGATTCGGCATCAGATAAAATTGTTGTTCAAAAACAAGGTCTTGATGGTAGCAAAAAAATATTCTTAAACTACAAGACATCAAATAGTGATATTATCATAAATTCACTTGATATTAAATCAGGTGAACATATATTAATAACATCTTTTGACTACAAATATCTGTATGATAAAATATATATGTGGGAAGACATATATGGAAGATCAAATAATATCATAAATTTAGATGGAAACAACTTTTTAAGAGCAATATATGAGAGTGATAGACCAAGAGAACTTGTTGTATCACATCCACTAAATTCATTTACAATATATGAATATAATGATAACAATGAATGTATAATATATAACAACAATTATAAAAATGATTTCTTAACATGTAATTACAACATTAGTAACTCAACAGAGATAACAAATTTAACATATTCTAATGATTCAAAATCAATCATCAATGAAATTGTTGTTAAAAATTCTGGAATTTTAGAAGATGCACCAGGTAAAATAATTATAAATTCAGAAATTATTGAATATAATTCCATTGATAAGAAAACAAACACACTATCAAAATTAAAAAGGGGAATCAATGGGTCCGTTTTATATATTGATGTTTTATCACCAAATAATAAAAAAACACACTCAATTGGTGATATAGTCAGACCATATATTGATGATCTTTGGATTGAAAATGATAAAGATTATTCATATATAACTTACACAATAACAGATCCATTTAAAACAATATATGATTGTCCATCTGGTTTAAAAGAAAATTCATTTGTTTCTGTTAAAGTATTAAACAAAATCAATTTATTAAATACAATTACTGAAAAATCAGATAGAATAACAATTGATTCTTGTAATATAGTTGATTTAAATACACAAGATATATTAAAATATGAAACTACAACAACAAAATATTATGGTAATTTTTCTTTAAAAATAAATAATGATACAATTTCATTTACTACAATTTATAAAGATGATATTGAGGAGAATATGTATCACATTGAAGATTTTATTCTCCCAGAAAAATATAAAAATTATGGTGATAATATAATATATGAACCATCATCATCATTTATACATAGCAGTATTCCATATGATTTTGAAAATTATGAAGTTTCTATTATATCATCCGGTGTTGAATTTACATTGGAAACAACAGAAATGGGTGAGACTTATGCATATGATATGTTTGGAACACCAATGTATAGATTTGCAGGGAACATAGTATATGATTCATCTGATACAGACATTGGAACGATAATAAATTCTATAATTTATAAAAATGACAGAACATTATATGCAAAAATCATTGATAATAAAATGATAGAAGTTAAAGCAGTTATTTCATTAACATCTGGTTTAGATAAAGGTTCTGCATTACAAATAAAGGTAGAAAATACAAACCCAAATGAATAAATTAAAGAATAATTGATGAATTGTTATTAAATCCAGCAAAATCATTCATTGGTCTGGTTATTTTTCCAACTGCTGATGTTGGATCTGTTGCTATATTAATTAAATATTTTTGTTTATTTTTACCATCCTTTGAATTATATCTTTCAATTGTTTTTTCTGCCAATAAATAGGTGTTTGCTTCATTTGCAAAACCATACTTTCTTGCAGTATCTAATGCTTGATTTTTTATTGAATCCCATGTAAATTTTTTATCACCATTCATATATTGTTTCATAATACTAACAGCATCACTAACAATATTACTTGTTGTTGTTTCATAACGAGTTTGCATAAAAGTTGCTACTTGATTTTTTACTTCCCTATTAACCATATATCTAACATATGGTAATGTATTAATTTTTTCCCATTTATCTACATTATATGGTTCAATATCAATCAAATCATTTGTTATACCTTCATATTTAAAAGTAATTTTTATTTCATTAGATGAAAAATCACCCATTGCTGATGAACCCCAATCAATTTTTGTAATAACTGGATTTTCTATTGTATATACCAAAAGTCTATCCATATAATATTCACAAAAAGATATACTATCTATTAATCTAAAATTAGAATCAATATTCAAACCAAATGAATTAAGATTTCCTAAATATGTACCATTTATCTTATCTTTATCAATTGTTGTATATCCATTTTTATTTTGCCAATGATTATTATCTATTGGTTTTTCCCATAAAAATTTATCCTTACACAAAAAATCTCCACACACAAATTTCAAATATGCAAGAAAAAATTGCTGAACTGGATTATTTTTTACATCATAAAATGAAATGGTTATATCATCATAATCAACACTTTTATAAATTATTCTTTTTCTATTGTATTCATTTAATTCTGTTGTTCCTAATGTTATACCAGGTTTGTTATATGATTTAACAAGTTTTGACATTTCAAATGATAATTTCTTAAAAACATCTCTTGTTGGTATATAATCAACAAGACTTTCTCTTTCCATCTTTCCATTATCTATTGATAATCTATTATCTTTCTTTTCTTCATCATCATTACCCCATAACCAACCATAACCAACAGATGCACCAACTGCACCAACTGCTGTTGATATGGTTGATTTAATTCCATCCCATGCTACACTAAATACACTACCCAAATCATTAGGATCACTAAAATTAGTTCCAGAAACTTGTTTTATAAACTTACTTTTATAATTGATTTTATTTTCTAAATCACGATTTAAATTAAAATGAACATAAAATAATGTTTTTGGTTTTGGTAAATTTGGATTTGATGCATTTGTATTAAATGTCTTTTGACCTTTTGTCAATGTTGATGATGGAATTGCATTCTGACCCTCCGGTGTTGAATACATATTATCTTTTTTACCATCAAACATATTACCCAATGTAGAACCAATTACTCCTGCATTTTGTAACCAATTTCCAATACCCATATAAAAATCTCCATTTTTAAGACATAAATAACTTATATAATTTATTTATGATAAATTTTGAGGTTAAAATATGGCAAAAAAGGATGCAATAGAAAATGAATTAAATATAATGACAAATGATGAATTATCTGAATGTGATGATTTACAAAAAGCATTAGCAATCATAAATAAAGAACATGTTGTTCCTGAATCAGTTGCACTAGTAAAACGTCAATTTATTGTGGAGAAAAATAAAGACATCAAGGATATTACCAAAATGTCTTTAGATGAAAAAAATGATGCTGAATTAGATGAAATATCAAATCAAGCAGATACCGCTTTCTATGAATTAATGGATATTGCTATAAATTCATCAGGTAAAGCATGTGGTGATATTGCATCATCTGCACAAAGTTTTTTAAACATAAAATTAAATGCAAAATTGGCAAAAACTGAATTAAAATTAAAGAGAATGAAACAAGAACTTGATGAAAAGAAATTCCAATTATCATCTAAATCAAATAATGATGATGATAATTATGATATTGATGATGATATTGTTATTATTGAAGATTCTCATTAACATTATCAGTTTGATTTAAATTCTCATTTTCATTCCATTCTTCTACTTTATACTTATATTCTTCTTCTGTTTGTTCACCAAATGTTGGATCATATCCCATATCTTGAAGCATAGTTGATTTAATCTTTCTTTGAACTTTTTCACTATTTAATGTTGCTGTAAATTTCATAGAAACAATTTGTGTTAAATATGCAAATGGATTGGATGATTTCTTTTCTTCAAACTTTAATACAACATCACACAACTGAACAATGGCAGAAGATTTCATATCTTCTAAATATGTATAACCAGACCAATTACCAGATTTTGCAAATTGATCAACAAGCATCATCAACATATATACAAGTCCATTAGTTAATTTACCATGTGATACAGAAAATGAACCACTTTCTATTGTATCACCAATCCAATGACTTCTGAGAACCTCAATCATTTTTGTTTTAATAGATGAAGAAAAATCTGTTGATATCTTTTTAATATCAGAAACCAATTGTTTAATTTCTAAATCACATTGTTGATTAAATTCTTTATATGGTATCTGTAATTCTTTATTTAATTTATTAAATCTTATATTTCTATTGTTGTCTTTGATTTGTTCTTTTATTTTTTTAATTCTATCAGTTTTTTCATCAATTAACTTTGCTGAACAACCGGATTCTTCAAATACTTTTAAAAAATCTTTTTTCATCAGCAAATAATGTTTGAATGGAGACATTTTTATATCTTGTAAATTTACTTTTCCATTCTTACTTTTTATATATGGTAAAATGTGTTCATCTGTTGCAACACGTATAATAATATAATCAGCAGTTGGATTTTTTACAAAATAATCATCTATAACATTTGGAGTTACTAATGAATATCCATCACATATAATGTTATAATTCTTATAATCATTATTATTACAACAACAATATGTCAATTTTGATTTATGTATTTCTTCCAACAAATTAGAATTTTTTAAAAAATATCTTTTTTCATCATTCATATAAAAAACCTCATATATATCATATATGAGGTAGTATATCAAAATATTTTATATATGTAAATATTAAAATAACATAGAATAAACCATTTGTGATTTATCTGTATCTTCTTCTGTTGATATTTCCAACCATCTACTTCCATCACAATATTCCATTTTTTTGGTATCATCATTAAATCTTAATGTTCCCTCATATTCTTTCAATACTTTTGGATCTTTATTGTCAATCATATCTCCTTTAGCATTGATTCCTTTTCCAATTTTGACAACACCATTTTTTGATAATTCTATACATGAACCATCAGATGATAAAATACTTGATGTAGAATGATTAATATTAATTGATTTTGCCATTATACCCTCACTATATCCAAATCATAACCAATCACAATGCGTGAATCTGTTAACAATTCTCCAGAATTATCTTGAACTTTAATGATGAAATCTGAACCACTTTTATAAAAGTCAACCATCCAAAATGTGTTGTCTGTCATACCTATTAATTCATAACTTTCTCTACCAACCATATCTATTTTATAATGTGTTGGTCCTTCTTTATATGCTTGAATCAAAAATTTATATATCCATCCAGCAGCTCTTGGTTTTCTTGATGATGTTATATTTGTAAAAATTTCTTTTGCTAATATTTTTAATGTAACCATACTCAATGAACCTGATGGTTCTTTATCATCACCATCATTTTCAACATCAATTGCAAATATTTCTTGTGGTAGTTTATATGTTGTCTGTAATACTTCCATATTTTCATTAATTACTTGTGATTCATTAATAACCTCTTTATGTGCAATATCATCTGGACCAATTTTATTCCATTTAGTTTCTATATCACCACCCAAAGCTTCGTCATAAACCTTCAATGAATGTGTCTCAGTATCATACCATATCTCCCCTGTTGATGGTGTTAATGGTCTTGTATTAGCAGTATAAACAATTGCTAATTTATCCCAATTTTCACTCTCGGAATTACCGGTAGTTTTTTTACATATCTTTAATTCATATCTACCTTCATTATCAAGTTTTTTAAACCACAATTGACCAACGATTGGATTTTGTGGTTCTGTCATACTTGCAGAATTTTCCAACAAATGTAAAAAATTTGTATTTTGATCAACACCATATTCTGGCATACCATGACCAATCATTGTTACTGATGTTTCTCTATTTGTTGAATTTTCATTGACAGTATATTTTTTACTATTATCAGTATTATAAATTTCATAACTTGCCATAATATATCCTTTTTAATTATATCTTATATTTTGTTCTGTAATTGTTGAAATAATTTGAACATCATCAAGTGTTGCTGAACTTAATAAGATTTCATTTTCTTCACATTTAATTTGGAAGAGTTTTCCAAATTTATTTGTTGTATCAGTTGGAACAATAAGAATTGTATTAATAAGTTCAGGTATATTATTCTCAATATATGTAGATAACTTAGTAAAATAAAAAGTTTCACCAACACCAAATGATTTAAAATATTCATCAATCAATGAAATGACTTTTTTCTTTACTTCATTATCAGAAATTAAATCATTTTGTTTAATAACTTTAAAAATACAATGTGTATCTACATCTGCATTTTGACCAAAAATTAGTTTATATGTAACAGGATGCCAAACTAATGTATCTGAAATCATTTTATTTTCTTCTAATGAAGAAAATACACCCTTTAGTTCATATGCACTTGGTGCTTTTGGAAATTGCCCTAATTTTCCACCTTGAACCCAATTTTGAACTTTTGTATAATATTCATTTGTCAATGTATACATATCAATAATATTAGTTGAACAAGGGTCTATTATATAATCTTCTGATGCTCTATGTTTCCATAAAAATGTTATACCTGTCAACCCTTTAACTATTTCATATTTAGATTGTTCAATATAAGTCAATTTTTTACTTTCTGCATCATACTTATAAAGATACCCATGTTTATCTGAACCATCTATATTTTTGTCATTATAATAAACAGGATTGTGCAAATCATCATATTCTTTAATATAATCAACAAAATCATATGGTAATAAATTTTCTTCATTTATTGTTATATTACTACCAACAAATGTTCTAAAATAACCATCAGAGCATAAAACATTTGAACGACCTGGTGTTGAGAATATTTCTTTTCTATTTCCATCACTATCTTGTTCAGGTAATCTATTTGCCCCAATAATAGCATTTATTTTATTATAACAATAATAATATCCAGATATTAATGTTTTTTCCCACAATGAACATTTATATGATTCATGCATATCAATACCATTTTCATCATATATTGAATATAAATCATTATATACCAAAAATGTCTTTTCTTCTTCATTACCATTATCTTCTTTTAAGAAAATTATATCACGGAAATCATTAACCATGTCATTATATTGTGATGGAACATCCATTACAGAATCTTTATCCTTATCATATGCTTCACAACAAAATTCTTGTGGATTTACATATCCATCTGTATATTTTATAACATCATATGGTTTCCAATAATAATCTCTATATTGTCTATTTGTTTCTTTTGTTACTTTTATAACATCATCAGTAAAGAAATATCCAAATGATGAGTTCATTTTATTATCTGTATTAAAGAAAAATGATGTTTCTTCAACAGAACCAAATATAATTCTATTTCTATGAACATCAATTTCCCATCCATTTGATGTATATTTTATTCTAAAAAACCAGTTCAAAACATTATACGACTCATTGAGATACTCATTATTATAAGAAACCATGTGAGGTTCTTCATCACTCAAATAACCATTTATATCATCATTTTTATCAACAATTACCCATCTTCCATATGTTTCACTATCATCATTTGAATCTGATACATATGTTATACCAAAAGATGTTTGAGTTGTTGCATCTGTCATACGTTTGATTATTTCATCTTTAATATCTTTATCAATTGTTGTTGTAAAGTTATTATACTTACTCCACAATTTACTTCCATTAGAACCTTTTCTAATTTTCCATAATTTATTAACATCCAAAACTTCTGTAATTTTTATAATTGTTTCTGTATCAATTAAATCAAATGATTCAACTCTTGCCCAAACATAATTATCAATATCAGTTTCAGTATTACCATCCATAATATATTCTTGGAAACATAACAAATCACCAACATTAATATTATTATCAACATCACTGTATGATACTCTTGATGTTTTTTCACCATCTTTTGATATAAAATAACCACACATTGTATTAATACCATCAACAAATGTTGGATTCCAATAATATCTTTCATTTTCATTTGATGAGTTTGGAATCATTTCACCATCATAATATTGATAATATAAATTTGATATTTCTTTCATAGAAAGTTTTTCATCTATAAATCTATCATAAATTATATCTGGTGCCATTGTCAATGAGGCAGTTGACCTAATATAATCATTTTCCAAATACATATATCCATCTGTGGCAACTACATTTACATCATCATAAGCACCAGTAGGATCATTTAAATCAATAAATCGTGAGTTTCCTGCATATGTTCTTTCAACTGCTTTTAAAACATGAAGTTGTTGTCCTATTGTTTTAGGAAAATAATTATAATCTTTTGCAGACACCATTCTATCTTGTGTTGAATACACATCTGGTGCATTTTCTTTTATATTTTCAATTGACTCACTAGGGACAGATTGTCTTATATGACTAACATCTGCAACACTAAATGTTAATGTTAAATAATATACATTTTCTTCTGAACTATTTGAGTTATTAAAATATGGTATTGTAATAGAAACATTTGAAATATCGGATGGTTTAATATATAAACCCAAATTTCCATCAGATGTTCTATACCAAACTCTATATAAACCAAATGGAATATCTCCAAAATATCCATCTGGGAATTTCAATGAAATCTTATCCTCTTCATCTGTCTCAACTTTATAAATTGTTCTTATGTTATTATCTGTATTTGTATATGACAAAAATTCATTTGTTGGAATTTTTGTCCACATAGATGAGACATAACCTGTTTCTTTATTTAATTCTTGGAACCAAACATCATCATTGTTAATGTTTTTAGTGTCTATTTTAATTTTATTATTTTCTATTTTTTCATCAAAATTATATAATTCACTATTTAGAGAACCCTGTTTCCAATACACAAAGAAACCTGTATTTTTTGATGAATTACCAGCACCATCATTTCTATACAGCATTTGAAACATTCTTTCTGGCATTGGTTCCATTTCAACAACTGATGATGATTTGATATCAATATCTGGATTTACAACATCAAAATTCAATTGTGAACCATTTATACTTTTTGAAAAAGAATATACTGATGATACATTTATTGCTGTATTCATTTGATATAATTGGTTTGAAATATTATTTAATGGAACATTTTTTATAGGTTTACCAAATTGATTTGTATAAGTAAAAGCACTATTCATAATTGTTAAAAATTGTTCCAACCAATCTTCATTTGTTTCATCATTCCAATTAATTGTTACACCTTGTAATAATGTACCAGATGAATCTGTAATATCTTGTGTTGTTGATATGGAAACAATTTTTGCTAATCCATTTGCACATATATTTCTTTTTGATTCATATGACAACATTCTTGTAAAATTAAGTAATGATTGTTTTCTTGTTGTTGTTGATGGAAATAAATCATTTACATTAAGATCTACACGATAATTAATATTTTCACCAAGATATGCAATAGCATTAACAAACATTCCAACTTCTGATGAAGAACTCCAATTATTATAACCCTCTGGATTTTGTCTAACAACATAATCTCTAATTACATTTTTTAATCCATCATAATCGCCAGAAGTAAAATTAATTGAACCTAAATATCTTTTATAGGTATCTACCCAACTTTCAGTATAGTTCTTAATTGCCATAATTACATTCCTCATAAGTTATATATGTAATTATTTATTATTCCACACCCATACCTTATTACCACAATCAATGATTATGTCGCAATATTTAAATTTGTTAATAAAAAAAGAGAGGATAATTCCTCTCTTTATAACAATAATGATGGTCTATTATTTTCCTGCTTTTGCTTTTAACAACATTTTAGATGCATTAGAATAACATACACCTTCTTTAATGAGTTTTTCTACATATCTTCTATCCAATGCTAACCATTCAGAATGGTCTTTTTTAGCATACATTCTTGCAGCAGTTTCACAAATTGATTCAATTTTATCTTTGCTAACCATTTCTTTAATATTCATTGATTTTGCAAATCCTTCTGTTGATTCTTTTCCCATTGAATCTTTTGTTTTTACACATTTGTAATCAGGTCTTTGATTTTCACCAGGTTTAAATCCATCTTTTTCTGCTTTTGAAAAAGCTGTTTTATGACCAATGACTTGTGGTAAATCTTTTTTGCCTTTTGTTGCATCTTTATCAGAAACTTCATTTAAATCAACACCAGCAATTCTTAAACATTCTGCAATTTCATCATCAAAATTGTTTTCTTCTTTGACAATTTCTTCACCATCAACAATTTCTTCTGATTCAGTGACTTCTTCTAATTCTTCTTTTTCAGCATTATATGTTTCATCATCAGACTGAGGGTCTAATAAAACATCTTCTTCAACTGTTTTGTTTGCAATATTATTATTTGATGCAATATCACCTGTTTTAATATTAACAAATCCTTCTTCAACTGGTTTGTTTGCAATCTCATTATTTGATGCAATATCACCTGTTTGAATATTAACAAATCCTTCATCAACACCATCTTCTTCAACTGTTTCAGCATCATTTTCAAACTCATATCCAACATCTTCAAAGTCATCATATGATGGTTCAATCTCATCATCAGTTGCTTCAATGCCTATTTCTTCTGTTTCCATATCACCCATTGGTTCATTAACAGGAAATGTTTCAGGACTATCAAAATCTGATTGAACATAATCAATTTCTCCACCGATTGAATCCATACCCATGTCCATTGGTTCTACAGTAGAACCATTTTCTGCTTGACCTGCAAGAGATAAAATTTGTGACAATGTATCAGCATCCATTGTTTCTAAACCATCAATTGACAAATTGTAATTTGTTTCTTTTAATTGTTTTTTCATTACGTTCTCCGTTACAACTGGTAAAATTTCTTCTTCTTTAACTTTTAGTTCAGAATTATTATCTAAATCACGAATAATTATACTATCTTTGTTGTTGATATTTATAACCTCATATTGCTTGTTTGGTTTACCCTTTAAAACAACATATGAACCTTCACTTGTTTTAATATCTTTATATGAAATTTTTTTATCATCCTTTGATTTAAAAAATTTTTTCATAACAAATGATGGATTCAATCCCATATCATCACAGACAATTGATACTGCATGTGTTTTTGATGAACCAGCATCAATTAGTTCTTTAATTTTATTTTTAATTATTTTTAACATATCAGAATCAATTTTCATATAGTTATCCTATTCAATATACAGATATTTATTGAAAGTTCAAAAGATTGTATCAAAACTTAACATAAATATTAATATATATTAAGTTGATGAGGATTTTATACTATGATAGATACTAATTATTGGTATTATGGTCAAATTAGATTACTTATTTTACACACATTAAGATTGTTTCAAAACTTTTGTGTTTCTGAAGGAATAGATGAAAATGGAAATCCAATTTTAAGAAGAGTTCCTTGTGTATATATGAGTACAGATAAATCAGTTGTTTATATGTTAAATAATGCCACCGATACTGTTTTAGAAACATGTCCAAAAATGGTTTTATCAATAAGTAATGTAAAATTAAATAATGATAAAATAGCTGGTTCTCCTTATTATGCATATGAAACATCAATAACAGAAAAGCGTTTTGATAAAAATTCTGGTAATTATGTTTATGAACCGGGAAATTCATATAATATAACTAGATTAAATCCATTACCACTTGGTATAGAGTTTAGATTATATATATTAACCTCAATGCAGGAACAAAAATTTCAACTATTTGAACAAATTAGGAGTTTATTTTCTCCAACATTAGAACTCCAAACATCAGAAAATCCACTTGACTGGTCAAGAGTTACTGCCATAACATTGACAAATATGAATTGGTCTTCAATAGGAACATCAAATTTAGATTCAACAACACTTGATGCTATGGATATGACATTTGCTGTTGATACAAATTTAGATATGCCATCATTAGTTCAAAAAGAAAGAATGATTGAACAAATAACAAATAGTATTGGTGAAGGTAATTCTCTTGAAGACATTATGAGTTGGAGTCTTGAAGATATAACAAGAACATTTCACTCACCAAATAATAATAGAGTTTCTGCTTTTATTGATGAAAACGGTAAACAATGTTTAAAATTAGAACCAAGTGAAAAATGTAAAGATTGGTTTTCATTATTACATTTATATGGAATTAAATATAATAAAGAAACAAAAAACATTAACATAAATTGTTTAACAAATAGTAATGTTGATTTCAGAAATGATATAGTTGGTTCAATTATCATAGATGAAATTAATCCAACAATTGCATATTGGACAATTAATCAAGATTCATTACCATCTACAAACATACAACCAATCGATCAAATAATTTCACCACATGATTTCATTTTACCAAAAAATATTCAAGAAAATACAAGATACTTAATTACAACTGATATATCAAATTGTTCTATGTGGGGTGATTTCTATAATGATGATGGTATAACAAAAATTGATAATAATGGTCTTATAAAAGAAAATTCAATTATTGAATATAAAAATGGAAAATGGTGTTTATCACTTGATCCAAATAAAATTTTAGGTGCATATTATTTAACTGATATATCTGAACCAAATAAAATATATACATATAATAATAATTATAAAACATGGGTAGATGTTATAAACCAAACATATCCAATTGGTTATTGGAGAATTGGTGAAAGAAATAAATAATCATATATAATTAAAGAGGATTTTATTATGGCATTAGAATTAAAAGATATTTTACAAAGCATGAAAAAAACACACAGTTTTGTTATCAAATTAGCATGTAATGGTGATTTTAATGAAACTATTAAACCATTGTTAGATAAAGCAGAAACAATTTTATCTGCAAAAGGTATGATAAAAAAATCAGAACCAAAAGCATTGCCATTGACAGCACAACCATTAGTTTTCAAAAGATTACAAGGTTTCATTGGAACATATTATACATTTGAAATGGAATTCGAATATCCAATAACAACAACTGAATTAACTAACACACTTTGCACATTATTAGACATTAATAAAGCATTTTTAATTGTTAGAACAGCAGAAAATCCATTCAACAAAATTGAGGAAGATTATTTAGAATATAAAGAAGAAGATTATTTACCACAATTAATTACAGACGAAATGCCACATGATATTAAAGAAGAAGATTTAGTTGGTGATTCATATAACAATGAATTGGTAAAAAAATTACAATCCAAAGAAGCAAAAAAATATCAACATCAATGGCATGAAGTAGATAAAAAAGATTATAAGGGAGCTTAATTATGAAAAGCAAAGAAGAAGTTATTGAAATTGCTAAAAAAATACTGGAAGTTCTTAAAACTTTACCACATCAAATTTATGAAATTGAAGAAGAATTAAGACCATATGTTGATAATAATGTAACATTTTGTGCAAACGATATGCAATATTGGGCAGGAATTTTTGAAAATGCTATTGAACAATTATCTAATGATGAATCTTATGAATCTGATGAATATGATGAGGAAATTTCAGAAACATTAAGATTAGCAGGTGTTCAAAAATAATAAAAAAGAGGTCTAAATTAGACCTCTTTTTTTCCAATTACAGCAACAACCTTATTTGAAACATCATTACTACCAGATACTACAATTGTTCCACCATCAATCTTCATCTTAACATCATTATGTGTTCTTAATGAATTGAAAGCAATATTTAAATAATCAACTGAAAACTTTAACCCTTTATCTACATAACTGTGTTCATAATTCTCACAAACACAAATTTTTGCATTATCAATGGTTTTTGTTTCATCACCAAAGTAGAAATATAGACCCGTTCCTTCCATTCCAATTCTAAATAACCTTTCACCTGTTAATGAACTTAATTTTGATACACTTCTCATAGTATCAATATCAAATGTATCAATATATCCAACTGTTGGTGCTTTTAAATGAAACTTTTTACCTTTATATGCATTTAATAAGTCATCTTGTCTTGAAATAAATGTATAGTTTTGGAGATAATGTGTCATCTTCATTCTACCATTTTTTACTTTCAAAACATTTGGATAATCTTCTGAATCTTTATCTAATGTCATAATACATTTATCAGGATTTTCTGAATCATAGAAAGATGTGATAATAGAAGAAATTGCTGACCAATCTCTAAATGCAAACTCTTTTGTATTCCAACCACTTTCTACACTTTCTGTATAGATATACATCTGTTTATCATCTGTTGTAGTTGAAATTCTTAAATTACCATTATCTGAACTATGGCAAACAACTGTTTTGCAATCTGTTTTTACAAATGACTTAACCAAATCATTTAAAATAGTTTTTAACATTATAACACCTTCCAATTAATAATACTACATGCACCATTATCTTCATACATTTCAGAAATTCTTTTTTCAATTTGCTCAATTACTTCTTCATCAATGCTTTCAAAAGTATATTCAGTTGTATTTTTTACTTTATTATCTTTTTCTGACCAATATGCTACAAACAATTTCATCATTTTACACCTTCCCTCAATTCAACTTTAACAATATACACCATTTCTAACAGAATGTCAATATGCTTTCTAAATCTTCATTAGAAGTTTCCATTGCATCTTTTAATGTAAGATTCCAACCAATAACACCAAATACTGTTTCAATAGTTTTATCAATAGCACTATCAACCATAGATTGTTCATCAAATGGTAATTGTTTAAACCACTTTGGAACTCTTGTGATAGTATTTGGTAATGCAATTGATTTATAACCGAATGGATTATTTGGTTTCATTTTACAAACAACAACTTTATCACCATCCAAAATTTTAGGAGATTTTTTATCACCCATCATTTCCAACATTCTATTCCAGTTAATGCTTGCCATAACTTGACCAACAGAGCATTTACCAGATTTATTATATTCTTTTGTATAGAAATCTAATTTATTAACAGTTCTTGGTGTCCCTTTATCCCAAGCATTTAATTTACCCCAGTCTTTATTACCAAAGTTTCTCATAATTTCAACAAGTTTTTCTTTGCTACCATCTGTCAAAACAGAATTCAACATTTTCTTTAATAATTCTTTAACCAATGGGTGTGTATCACTTCTTGCAACTTGAATACCCATAATCTTTGCTTTACCTGGTTTACCATTAATATCTTGTCTATATCCATCTTTTTCATAAACCATCATGGCATACCGTTTTTTACCACAAACCAATGCTCTTGAAGCAACAACTTCTCTTGCTGCACCCTCTCTTGCTGCACCTTCTGGTGTGCAATGAAATGTATCAATCATATATTGTGGGAATGAATCATTAACATCTTTACCAACCTTGTTAGAAAATTCAATAATGTTTTCCTTACTATAATCAAAGTTAGGATACAATCTTCTAAAATCATCTGAATCAATAGATGCATAACATGAATCAGTATCACCAGTTCTAATTGCTGAACCATCATATTTGTATTCACCCGAAATCAATTCATTAGTCTTACTTGCCAAGTGTTTCCATACTAAACGACCTGTCATTGTAATACTTGAACCAAATCTGAAATCATAGAATGTTGATGATGAATTTAACAATGTACCATAACTACTATTAAGTTTAATTTTTTCAAGATATTGTTCAACATCCCAATATTCTGCTTGTTCTTGGAAATATTTAATATGTTTAGAAATAATACGACCATCATCAGATAATTGCAAATCATTCTCTTTCATATACTGACACAATTCATCAACATTAGTTTTTTCAACCAACTCTTTTAATAATTTAACATCATATTCTTTAACATCACCAATAGTATTACCATATGATAAAAGATTTTTTCCAATACCATTAATCAATTCATTAGAATCAACCTTAACACCTGATTCTAAATCTTCATAATGTCCCATTTTCTTTTTATATTTTTTACGTTGGGCATACCATTGTTTAAATACTGATGAAACACGACCTTCTTTATCAGTTCTAAAAATAGTTCCAAATGCAGAAATGTTTAAATTACTTCCATCAGAAAAGATTATATCATATAATTCTTTTGCTGTTTTTTGAACAGAACCACCACCTTCAACATCTAATATCAATGGTGTATCTGTTTGATTCATAATTTCTCTATATTCTAATGTTCCCCATTCATTTGCCCATGCAGCACCCCAATCTGGTAATTTTTCTCCCTTGTTTTTATACAAGTTGTTTGTTTCAATTTTTTCATACAAATATGGTTTTGTTAATGTTAATCTAACTTGACCAACAATTGATTCTGAACTCATATTTAATGCAATACATGTATTTGGATATAGTGATGCCATATCAAAACTCATAATGTTATTATGCAAACCCGGAATTGGGGTTGGAACATATGCACCGGGTGGAACAATTCCTTGAAACTCTTGACCTTTTGTTTCATCACTATCTTGAACATATTGACCAACTTCATGACAAGAATTAATAATTGCTTGATCAACCCACGCAACTGTCCCCATTGTTGATTCAAATGTACAACAAATACTATGGCATTGTCTATTATGAATATTAATATATTTCAGTTTATCATCCAACTTTTTAACCAATAAAGTATCTTGTCTATTATACTTAATAAAGTCTTCATATCTTTGTCTATACATATCATCCAAAGATTCATCATGCTGAACTTTCTTTTCACCTAATTCAATTTCAGCAATATTATCCAATTTATATGAATCCTTTTTACCTCGTTCATGTTTTTTATACAATTCAAGATAATCAACACTAATCTTTCCATATAATTCATAAGTAATATTTTTATCACCAAATTGGTTAGTTTTTTCTTTCATATATGGTTCAATATCCCAAAGATTAATTCTTTTTGATTCACCCTTACCTAATACATTTTCAATTCTTCTAATAATGTATGGAATATCAAAGAAGTTAGAGTTATAACCAACTAAAGCATCACTGTCTTGTAATAATAACAAAATACCATTTAATAAATCCTTTTCATCTTTAAATAAGACTGTGTTTTCAAAAGAACCACATATCTTTTGTGCTTCTTCAAATGGGATATTTTCAGGACATAACATTAATGTAAATAATGTGTCCTGCCAATTGTTATAAATTGACACAGCATTGATAGGGCAACAAGCTTTATCAACCAACTCTTTAACTGTTAAATGTTCAAATCCATATCTATCAACCTCAATATCAAAAAATGATTTATGTAAATCTGGTGTTTTGCTATCTTTATAATATTTGTATAACACCTTGTTTGTTAAATTGAATCCCAATTCATATGTTCTTATACCAGATTCTTTATATTGTTTCAACAAAGAATTTGTTTGTAATGCAGATGAATATGTCATTCTTTTTAACTTCTTCCCATTTGTGGCATCATAATAACCATTTTCATCTTCAATATAATATTCCAAAATCAATGGGTAATCTGTTTCAACTCTTTGCCCATTGATTCTTTCTGAAACTTTTAAAACATTACGTTGTTTATCCAAATATGTTGCTACATACATTTTTTATTTGTCCTTATTTAAAATGTTCCACCATACAATACATATGAATCACTATCAGTTATATCTGTATCGCTGTTGTCATCTATTTTATCATCTATTTCTTTTTTTTCAATTATTGGTTTATAATCAACCTGATGTTTAACTTTATTAACCAAAAGTGGTTCTTTTATGATTGGTTTGGTTTCATTTAACTTTAATTCTTTTGTATTTTTGTTTTCTATAATGTTCAACATTGTGTCAATTTTATCACTCATTAGTTGATATATTATATATGCTAAATCATCAAGTTCCTTTATATTCATTCTAACGGTTTGCATATTTTGTTGTTTTGCATCATAAACTTTATCCAAAAAATTCTTTAATACAAACCCTTTATCAATTTTTACCACAATAATCTCCTTTAAATTATATAAGTAAATATACCATAAAAAATATCCTATGTCAATAGGCATAGGATATTTTTAAATTATTTTTTATTGGTTATTTCTTTTTAGTTGATTTTTGTTTCTTTGGTGATGATTTCTTAGTTGTTTTTTGTTTCTTTGGTTTAACTACATCAACAACTGGCGTTTCAGCAATAGATGTATTTTGGTCTAGTTCTTCTACAACTTCATCACCATTATATGTATATGATGGTTTATTTCTATTTCTATACCAAACAATCATTGAACATCCAATCAATACCAATACTAATACTAATAAACTTACCATTATGTTACTCCTTTATAAATTATAATAATATTTATTTCCCATTTTTTGCTTTTGGTGGTTGTATAAGTTTTATCCACTCTTGTTTAAATTTTTTCTCATATTCATCAAGTTTATTTTCATCTTTAAAAAGATAATCATCAAAAATAGATTTAATATATTTTTTAATTTCTTTATCCTCATCAATAATTGGTTCCAATCTAGTAAAACCATCACAAACTTGTGGAACACTTAACTCCCAACCGGTTGTTTTATAATCAGAACAAATGAAACTCTCAATTCTTATCCTAAGTGGTTGTATAAACTTATATTTTTTTCCTTTATATGTAAAATCCTTTATATAATGTGATTTAATCATTTATCCCCTTGTATTTTGTCTTAATTGTTGCCAATGCCTATAACAAACACTTTTATATATAACTTTTCCTTTTTCAATAACAATTGGTTCAGTTCCAATATCTAACTTACCATCAACATACCTAACATGGTTTGTTGCATAACAACCACAATTACCATATTGACATTTATTTTTAAGTTCTTCTTTGGTATCTGATTCTTTCATTAAATGATATGCCCCCTCAAAAATATTATTATTAACATCTCTTTCCAAACCATAACATATAACATCTCTATTTGTGTACATAACAACCATTTCTAACAATTTTACATCTCTTTCTGTTAAAAATTGTGCTTCATCAACAAATAAACTATCAAATTCCAATGGGAAAACTTCTTTTGATATATCTTTAAAATAATATGCATCATCACCATTGTCAATAAGTCTTGATTTAATTTTACCCCAACCTTGTTGAGAACCTTCTCTATCATCAATTATTGGTTTAATGATTATAGGATTTCTTCCATCTTTTTTATGTAATTCATATTTTTTAAGAAGTTCTGTTGTCTTACCAGACCCCATTGTTCCATAATAAAATTTTAATTGTGCCATTGTTTATAATCTTATAATTCTCTATATTCTTTTAAATATTTTTCAACATTCCATGTATCTCTATCAGAATCCCAATCTTCTGATTCATGAATTGATTCACTATACCAATCCCAATTATCTACACCACCACATTCCAATGCATCTAATTTTGCCTTATATTGCAACAATAATTTTAATTCATTTTCAGTTAAAACATAAGATTTTACCATTTATTCTCCTTTAATTACTTAATATATTATTACACAATACAATCATTGTCAAGTCAAATTTTTAATAACTATCATCACAAGCAATATCTACAATTTGTCCAGACAAATCTACACATTCTTTTAATTTCAATAATATGGTTTCATAAAGAAGATGGCATTTATCACCATCTTCTTTTGGGTGAATAATATCACACATTTCATCATCATCTATTATAGATATGTTTGACTCTAACATTTTAATATGCTCTTTAATGTTTTCTATCATATCTTTATCTATAACCGCATTCATAATTACACCACAACCCCTTTCGCATTTTCCAATGTTTCTATTACTTTTTCGTCAGTTATTCTAATTCTTTCATCTGTTTCTATATCTCTTATCTCTAATATTTTATTTTCCAGAGTATTTTTATCAAAATTTATATCAAAAATAACTCCCATTAGTTCATATTTTTTGCCATTATATTCTACTACCTTATTCATTTAATCCTCCTGATAAATTGGGTGTTCCTCACAAAAGTATTTAACACCACCTTTAATATCTTCTAAAATAATTTCTTTATCAGATAAGTGGTCAACTTTTGGCATTGCTTTCCTTAAAGTGTCTGCTCTTGAATAGTCATATCTATCTGTCAAAATATCAATAACATCACTAATCTTATGAGCAATCCACTCTGCCATGTTTTCTTTAGCACCTCTTGTGGTGATACAAGCGGTTCCAATACGAACACCAGAGGTTTCTGCTTTTGGTAGTGGATCATCTTTTACAGCATTTTTATTAACAACAATACCAATATCAGATAATGCATCTTCTAATTGTTTTCCAGAAATACCTTTATCCCTTAAATCCAACAAGATTAAATGATTATCAGAACCATTAGAAACCATTTTAACATTTCTTTCATTAAACACTTCTTCCATTGCTTTAATGTTTTTTAATACTTGTGTTTGACATTCTGTGAAAGATGGTTGTAATGCTTCTTCAAAGCAAATTGCTTTACCTGCAATAATGTGTTCTAATGGACCACCTTGGCAACCAGGAAATACTGCTTTATCAATCTTTTTACCCAATTCTTTATCATTAGAAAGAATGATACCACCTCTTGGTCCCCTCAATGTTTTATGGGTTGTTGAAGTAACAACATCAGCATATGGTAATGGTGATGGATGTAATCCTGTTGCTACCAAACCAGCAATATGTGCCATATCTACCATCAAATAGCACTTTTTAGAATTATGAATATTTACATTAAATATTCCTTGATTTGGAACAACACCACCTTCATGTTGCCATTGTGGTGCATAATGTGCATTGTATTCATCAACAATACTTCTAATTCTTTCAAAATCAATAATTCTTGGATAAGCACTTGCACCAACAATCAATAATCTTGGATTATAATGATATAATTTTTTTCTAATCTCATCATAATTAAGATAACCTTTATTATCTAAACCATATGAAACCGCATTATATAATTTACCACTAGATGAAACCTTACTGCCGTGCGTAAGGTGACCACCAGAATCTAGGTTCATACCCAACAAAGTATCTCCTGTTTGCAATAATGCTAAATAAACTGCTTGGTTTGCTTGACTACCACTATGAGGTTGAACATTTGCCCACTCACAATTAAATAACTCTTTACATTTATCAATAGCATATTGTTCAATCTCATCAACATATTTACAACCACCATAATATCTCTTATTAGGATATCCTTCAGCATATTTGTTTGTCAGAATTGAACCAACTGCTCTCATAACATTTTTTGATGTATAATTTTCAGAAGCAATTAAACAGATTTCATCCTCTTGTCTCTGTCTTTCTTTTTCAATTAAATCAAATACTTTATTCATTTATTAATCTCCATTACACAAATAGTATTATAAACCAAGAGAGTTTGAATGTCAATATCCAAACTCTCTTTATTATATTACTTTGATTCTTTCTTTTTATGTTTTTGTTTATTTGGTTTAGATTTTTCTTTCTTATTTTCTTTGATTTTAACTTTTAATGGGACACCATTTACTTGTAAAACATCTCCATCTTTTACTTCAACTTCTTCAATTGGTGCTTTTTCTCCAATAATTTCATCAACAAAACCATATTTCTTGCATTCTTCTGCATTCATATAAAATGAATCATCAAGCAAGACTTCTCTAATCATTTTTTCTGGCATTTTTGTATTATCTTTATACATTTGAACAATGTTTTCAAAATGTTCAATCATTTTTGTAGTAGAACGTTCAATTTGCTTAAATGTTGATACAGAATCTGCTTGTTGACCAAGATGTGCTAAATGTCTTCCATATTTATAAATTGCTCTATGATCACCATGTATTGCCAACATTGAACCACATGAATAAGCATTGCCCATAACAACTGTATAAATCTTAATACCCATTGATTTTGCCATATCAATTAAAGATAATAAATTATATAACTCAGAACAATAACCACCACGTGAGTTAATATAAAACCAAATCTGACCATCTGGTTTATCTGCTTCCTCTTGCATTTTCTTCAATAAGGCAGGAACAACATATTGTGAAATTGTGGAGTCAAATTCACCAAGAATATAAACATTTCCATTACTATCAACATAATTTAAAATTTTCTTAGATAAATCATCATCTAAACAATAATCATTACAAGTTCTACTTAACATTTTGCTCAACCATCTCCTTCAATCTTCTATATTGACTCTCATATAAATCCATATCACCATTCCAATATGTCTTATACCATCTCTTTAGTTTCTGAATTAATTTCTTATCCCTATCATTAACCAATTTTCTAGTGTTAATTGAATACAATTCATCAACAAATTGTTGTGGATTATCATAAAACTCAGAAACCAATGTTCTTTCACCACTATTATTCATTACCAACTTGCCCTATAATAATATTCTTGTGCAGAATTTTCTTCATCTTTTTCTAATTCATTAACAATATCAATTAAATGCTTACAATCATTAATGTAATATTCATCATATTCAGTTCCACCAAAGAAGAACCCTTTTGATGTTGGTAATTTTTCTTTGGCATATTCTTCCCAACCTTCTTCTTGTTTAACAACTGTTTCACAAATTTCTTTTAATGTTAATAAATTATTATATAATACTGTAATACGTTGACATTTATCAATACCATCACCACAATTATCTACAAACCATTTATGAATATGATTTGCTTTTCTCCAATAACCAATTTCTTCTACAATATGGCATGGTCTAAATGTTTTACTTTCAATTTTTTCTGTCCATTCATTTTTTATTTTATTATATACAACCTTACATTCCGGTTGAATAAATTCACCATTTTCATCTTTATCAAATGTAATATATGATTCTCTATATAAATAGCAATCCAATCCCATGATATTCTCCTTTCTATCACTCACTGTTTAACTGATAGATGTAATATAGCATAGGAATATTATATTGTCAATAGAAATTTTATATCTCATCTATTAAAAAATAAAAATGGCATCTCATAATTTTTGTCATTATTTTCTATATTTATACTATCACCAATAATATATGTTTGCAAATCCAATGAATTTTTACATTGTAAATACATCAAAATAATAGTGAGACTTGATGTTATAAGATCATCATGTTCTCCATTCCCATTTGCACTATAATTGACCTCTTTTAATGTGAAATTAGATAATTCTTTTACATACTCATTTGAATGTATTTTCATAATATTATTTTCTAATAAATTCTTTAATTGTGCACAAGCAACTGTTTTATTTCTTTTATTTGTAGTAAACCCAATTCTCTTATTTCCAATTTCATTTATTAGTGTTGCTCTTTTTATATAATCTTGTGGTTTGTTTAACCCTTTATTAATTGATTTTTCCCTTAGTGAACATATAAACCCTTCACCTACAGAATTGTTTTCTAATGACCAATAAATTTCTGGATTTTTACATTGTTTTGTTTTTAAATCAGTATACATCCATTCTGTTAATATTTTTAATTTTTCAACTTGATCATTTTGATTTAATTTATCCCCCTTCCATTCAGCAATTTGTTCAAATTCGGGAAATGAAAATACTTGAATAGCAGAAAAATCCCCTTCCAATCCCATTGCTGGATCAATTGATATAAAATAACGACTTAATTTATTTAAATCTTTATAAAATCTAATATCACCATCAATGACAAATTTGTAAGTTTCATTTCTTGTTTGTTCCATCAATCTACTCATTGTGGTTGATTCAACAAGTGTTCCTGTTTTACCTATAAATTGACAATTGTGAACCAAAATATCATTAGCATAAAACCTATTAACACCATCTACATCAATAACATCATACACAAGTTCTTTACCATATGATTTTATATCCACAATCTTTAAGAAACCATTGCTTGATAATACTGTATCTCCAACTTTTAGTTTTGATAATGGTTTTGATTCAAACCAATCAACAAATATCTCATGTTCTGATGTACATTTAATTGATATATCATTATCAAATATAACTTCAAGCACATCTTGCTCTCCATTACAAGATATGCCTGAAAAATTCTTATAACCGGTATTGGTTTTTATCTTATATTTTAATGTGTTCTCTTTAATTTGCATTATATCCCTTTTGAAAGTATGTACTCATTGATTGAATACTTTTTTCTAAATTTACCAATCTCCATTTTTGAAAAAACTTTGTCAATGCAATACCGACACAAGATTTTAGTGGTTGATTTAATTTTTCCAAAATATATGGATCAATCATATTTACCAACTCTTGTGGAATACAATTTAAATCAATAAGAGTTTGATTTCTTTTATAATCATTTTCAACTATATGTGTTTCACCAATGGGGTCTGTCCATGTTTGTTTCATAAACATATCCCAATTTAATCCACCTTTATCCAAAAATGCATCTCTAATACCAATTTTATTCTTTGTTGATTTCTCTCTAACACCTGGATATGCTGACATAATATTATCAGATTTATCACCCCTAATACATTTCATAAACAAAGAATATTCAACCCAATCAGATGATGGTATCAATTGGGTGATTTCTTGTGGTTGTTCCTTTGGAACAGAAACTTTTCCCTCTTTTAACATAAAAGATATTGGTTTTTTATTTTCAGCATCAATAATACATTTATTTGATATAATTCTTTCTTCCATAGAATTATAGATAAACACATTATCATTTAATAGTTGAACAAAGTCATTATCTGTTGATAAAATAATAACAACATCATTTGGATGAAGTTTAATGAATCTTGCAATTAAATCATCTGCCTCAATCATATTATATGAAAGCAGTGGAATGTTTGTTTTTTCATCAATAAATGGTAAAAACTCATTTTCAAATACATCTTTTAATGCATTATGTTTTTCAATTTCTGATGGTGTCATTTGTTGATACTTATCAACACGATTTGCTTTATACATTGGATAAAAATCTTTTCTCCAAGATTTATTACCATCTCTACAAGCAATAACACAATCTGGATTAAATTTATCACATGCTTTCTTAATCATTGAAAACATTGTATGCAACATCATACCTTTTGTTTCTTCAATGTCCTCACCATTAACAGTATATAATGCTCTAAAAAATAAATTATATGTATCAACTAAAATGTATGTTTTCATATCTTATCATCCAATAACATAAGTATTATTCAATTTCTGTTTTGTTATATATTTCTGTTCTATAGGATCACCATGAACAATATCACCAACATCAACATTTGATGCAAACACCTGACTCAACCATGATTCAATAATATCTGTTTCATTTTCACCAGAATAACCCATTTTCTGCAATTTTTTAATAAACCATTCATTGTAAACAATTTCTGTTTGTAAATTAGATGGGTCAATATCCTCATCATAATTAAAGTGAATTTTTGCCCACGGTTTTTTATGAATATCATGAAGTTGTTTTTCATATTCCAATGAATCTATTTTGTTATATTTTAATTCTATTTTTAACAACTCTTCTTCTTTTTTTTCTATTGTCCATTCTTGGGATATTGAATTAATACATCTTTTTTCATACTCATATTCATCAATCTTATTATATTTAAAATCTAATTTTGCTAATTTTAATATATATTCTGAACTTTTTTCCCTTAATATCTCATTAGGAAATTGTTTATTCAGTTTCCTCAATTCTTTTTCATATGTAGTTCTAATAAAAATCATCCAATTCTCCTATTTTTGATAGTATATAGGTGTTTTTATAAAAAGTCAAATATTATTCCATACCCAAACCTTATTACCACAATCATAAATGCGATAATAACCTCTATTAGACATAATATCTACTTCTGATTTACCTTCAAATCCTTGTTCAATTAACTTGTGTTTCTGACATTGATATCTGGACAATGTTGTATGACCATCTGACCACACATAGTTTGGTTCACTAATTCCTTGTAAAGTCATTCCCAATGTCTTATATAAATTACCTCTTGTATGAGCAATATTACTATAAGATATGATTGAAACTGGTTTATAATTATTAATAA